GGGGGCGGGGGGAAAGCGGAAGAGAAGCCGGCACACGAAATTGCGGCAGGCAATGTCAAGCCATACGCCGACGGGCTTCGCAAGCTGTCCGACAAGGAACTGCACGCCGAAGCAAAACGAGCCGGAGATGAACTCAATAAATGGGCGAAAGACAACCCAGCGCTCATCGAAACAGGCGGCGGCTACTACCTTAACCCAAAGATGCACACGGTCGAATCGCATGAAATCAGTGAGCGATTCAATGCGGTTAGTCGCGAACAAGATGCTCGCGATTCTGGACTCCATCTCACGCAACAGCAGTATTTTGACCGCTGGGTAGACAAGACGATCCCGGCAAAAGACCGCACGCAATTCATTGCGGACAAAAAGGCATCCGCAAACGCCAGGACGCAAACCGACCGGAACCATAGGCGCGCAGTCGAATCCGCTCTCGCCAAAGGCAAGGACATTCCCGCCGACGTCCTCGCCGATTATCCGGACCTGAATCCGGATAACGACGGCCCCGCGCCCTCGCCCGCCGTCCCGAAGGGGCCGGAGCCGAAGGGGGATGGGGGAGCGGGGAAGCCCGTTATCGACCCTCTGTCATTCGGAAATCCCGGCTATGGAGTAAAGAGTTACCCGGCAGTTGGCGGCGGACTAAAAGACCCGAAGCCGATTGACCCGGCTCATGTTCCACGGGGAGCAAGCAACCCCGCCGACGACGCCGCTTATGCGAGACATTCTGCCGAAATGAAGGCGGCTGGAATCGCCACGCTGCCGAAGGCGGAATGGATTGCCAGACGGGACGCGATTTTGGCGAAGCGGAAGGAGAATTTGGCGGGGAAGGAAAAGCCGCCGGCGGAAGAGAAGCCGGCCGCCAAGACCCCCTACGTCAACGGCGACGCCGCGAAGTACACCGGCAAGATGGTCGACGGAATGCACGAAGTCGAGATTACCGAAGGTCGCCGCCAGGGCGAAAAAGCCGTCGTCAAAATCGGCCCGGACGGCAAAGACCCCGACGAAGGCAAGAAGGCCGCCGAATGGAAGGAACAGCAAGAGGGATTCAAGCGGCTGCACGACGCGGCTGGTCAGCCTGGGAGTCAGTCGGGGAAGAAAGTTGACAAGGCGGAAGATAAGCCGCCACTGTGGAAAACAGAAAAACCAAAACGAGAAGGCGGGCAGTTGGGCGAAATCTCTGGCTTGCAGGCTTCTCGCACGTCTGGCCGCGAACTCGACCGGATGAACGCCAAGGCTGACGCCCGCATGGGCAACGTATCCAGTGGACTATCCGGCTACTCGAAAGGCGTAATCGAAGCCCACGAGCGGGGCGAAGTTGACGAAAACACGCCCGGCATTCACGACGATGCTCGCATGGTCATCCAAGACCATAAAAAGCGGAATGCGGCGGCTGCCGTCAAGTCTGCGGCAACCGACGTGCGGAAGTGGAACAAAATCGGCGACGAAGAATTGACGCCCGGAATGACGGTTTATGCTGGCATGGGGAGGGATGCCTACAAAGTCGCCAAGGTCAACGAAAAATCCGTTTCCTTGCAGCGACCAGACGGAAGCAAAGTCAACTTAGGAAAGGACGACTTGCTGCGGATTCCGCATTACGACTTGCAGAAAGTCGCAATGGCAATCGAATCGGGCGAGTCCCCTCCGGCTGAACTCACCGACAAGCATCCCGCATTGAAAGCAATGTTGGGCGGCGCGGAACCTGAATCAAAAAAAGCTGAGCCGACGGGCGAGAAGGTTGAGAAACCATCGAAGAAACACGACAATGCAGGCATGGACAAAGAGCCGCACGAAATGACGCGGGACGAATTCGCCGAACACAAAGATTCAATGTTCCACGGTTCGCGTAGCAAAGGCGTTAATTCGCTCGAAGCTCGGCACGCCCCGCAATTCGGCAAGGCGGTTTATTTTGCCTCGAACCGCGACGTATCCGAGAAGGACTTCGGCCACGGTGGAGAGTTGCACGTCGGACGGCTGCATCCAGACGCCAAGGTTTACGACGCCAGCAAAGGTTTTATGCCTCCCGGCTATAAAGATACTGCCGCGTGGAAAGAGCACGTTGCCGAGATTCAAGCGAAGCATCCCGACGAAGAGCCCGGCGACGTCCACGAAATAGCGATGGATGCCTACAAGGAACGCGGCGGCGACGTGTTCCGCAAGATGCTCGAAGAGCAAGGCTATGACGCCGCCAAGTCGGAGCATCCAGAATATGGGACCGAGACTGCCGTTTTCAATCCCAAAAAACTGCAGACCCATCGGCAGGCAGTCAAGGCCGCACTCGACGCCGGCAAAGAAGTTCCGCCGGAAGTCCTAAAGGATTATCCGGATTTGAAGCGGTCTTGAGCCTCAAAGAACGCCCTGGCGAAGCCCGGCGGCGTCATCGCCCGTTCGTTCCGCCACGAGGAGGACATTCGGCTTGTGCGGTCCCTGCGCCCCGGAGGAAGGTTGTCGGGGTAGGCTTCCGGCTCGACAGGCGATTTTTCTGGTGCGGAAAACTTGCCCCAGAGATATGTATGCTTGGTGTATGCTTGGTGTATGCGTCGCCGAATTCCCAAGGATGGAAAGGCAGCGACGGCGGCCCGAGGTACTTATCAAGCCGTCCTGGTGGATTTTCCAAAGCCCACCATGCCGGCCGGCAGACGGCTACCAGTCGCAAGCAAGCGTCAACAATAGAAAGCCCATTCAGCAGTTCCTTATCGCCCCACTCTTGCCAGAGTCGAGCACCCGGCCGACAGAAAACGCGACACGGTGGAGCGGCTAAAATTCCGTGAACTCGACCGGGATATTCCAGCAGGCGAACATCTCCTTCATGCTGCAGGTCAACGCGAATCACTTCGTAGCCAGCGTCTGCAAACGGCTGGCTCCACACGCCCGAATAATCGCACAAACTGAGGATTGTCTTGGTAATTGTTAATTGCATTTGTCAATTGTAGTGGCGGTCGCAAGTTCTTGCCACTTCGACCCCAACGATTGAAAAATCCCCGGCATAGGTGTACAATCCACCCATGCCCCCCTGCCTCGCCTGCCTACGCCCTATTCAGGGCCTGACGCCCGGCCTGCCGCCTATCTGCGGCGAATGCTGGTCGTCGCTCTCGGTGGAAGGCCGGATGCGGGCAATGTCGGACGAGCAGACCCGCGATCTGCTGCGGAAGATGCTGGACCGGCTCGACGACGATTGGTCGCACGTTGACAACCTGACAACGATGGGCCGAATCGGCAAGGCAGCGGAAAAGATGGCCCGCGAAGCGAAGACGATGGCAAGTTCGGTGGACGATATGCACGGCGACGTGCTACAGTTCCTCAAGTTCTTTAAGCTGGTCATTGAGAACGGGCGCGGCGGGGATGATGACGAACCTTGGCGGGAGAGTTTGGAGGATTCGGACGATTTGACCTAGATTTACTCTCTCCGCAAAAATGCAGAGATGGAGTGCGAGAAAACAAAGGTCTGTACAAAGTGCGGCGAAGCGAAGGCGGTCGGGGAGTTTTATAAAAAATCCTGCACCCCAGACGGATTGCAGCCGCATTGCAAACTCTGCAAAAGGCTCTACGCCAGGATTTGGGGTGAGCATTCTCCTGCCCACCGCGTCGAAATCGTCGATGGGAAAAAAGCCTGCACTCGGTGCGGTGAAATCAAGCCGGTCGCGGAATTCGCCAAGCAATCCAAGAGTAAGTCTGGAATTGCGCCGCATTGCAAAGATTGCCAGCGAGGCATTAATTGGGCATATCGCAAGGCTCAAAATCCAAACTTGCGGCCGGCTCATCGCGTGCAAATCATCGACGGTAAGAAAAAATGCAGTCTTTGCAAGTGCGTAAAGCTGCTCGAAGATTTCTACCCGTGCAACCGTGGAGCGCACGGGCCGTGCACCGCCTGTTCCCTTAAGAAGGGATCTGAATATCGCATGGCCAATCCAGGCAGCACGCCAGCGAAATCGAGGGGAAACCGAAGGCTGTATCTAATGAAGGCTTATGGCATGACGCTGCAAGATTACGACGAGATGCTGGCGGCGCAGGGCGGTGGGTGTGCGATTTGCGGCGGAACTCAAAAGCCGAAGGGGCATGGATTTATGCCGGTCGATCATTGCCACGCCGTATGCCCGAACCAGAAAGAAGCCGCCCCAGAATTGCGCCGCGCTGCCGTCCGCGGAATTCTCTGCCAGCCGTGTAATTCGATTGTCCGCGAGCGAGAAAGATTGGCGGGTGCAGTGGCCTATTTAGATAGGTACGCAAAAGCCAAAAAAGCTATTTGACCCAGATCGGGGCTTCCCGCTATCTTGCACCGTAACGACACAAGGGTATCAAACTTTCATTGAGCCCGCGCCATCCTTCCTGGGTGGCGCGGGCTTTTTTCGTACCGTGAATGAACGCCAGTTATCCGAGCTCCGTCCACAAAGTATGTCCGCAACGGACGATGGGGAGTTTCGTGATTTCGGGTACGTTTGCCTGTTCACTGAACATGTAGACAGGGACGGAAACCGCTTTGACAAGGCGGCGATGGAGCGAATCACCAAGCGATGCAATGACCGGATTATCCGGCGCAAGGCTTTCGCCCCGATTGTGATTCGCCACAACGGAGATGGTCGCGACCCGGAAGTGATTGGACTGTGCGGGCCGTACCGACTCGGCACGATTGAATCAGACGACGGCAAGGGGATGGTTGCCGCCGTTTATGGAAAAATGCGGGTATACCGCGATGACGCCCATAAGGTTCGCAAGTATCCGTACAGAAGTGTTGAATTCTGGTGCTCAAAGACCAGGCCCACCGATGGATATTTCCATCCTGTGAGCCTCCTCGGAAGCGAGATGCCAGAGCTGGATTTGCCAGTACTTTACGGCAAGGCTGAAAAGTCCGGGATGCGATGCGTAAAGTACTCGCGTTTGGCGCACTACGCCGCCGAAGCCGGCGGGACGAATGTCGTCCTTCCTGGCATGGTCGAAGAGAAGAAACCTAAAACCTACGAAAAGGCGAGCAAGCTCATGCTGTCCCCTGAAGATATTCAGCAGATTGTGGTTGCCATGAAGCCGGTCTGCCAGGCGATTTTTGCCGAAATGAATCCCGCCCCGGATGTTGACGCCGGTGCCGAAATCGCGCCCGAAGGCGAGCCGGACGGCGACGAGATGCCGCCCGAAATGCCGCCGGCCGAAGGCGAAGCCGCTCCCGTTGACGCTCCGCCCGATGAACTGAACGACGCGCCGGAAATCGACGAGGACAAGCCGGAAGACAAGCCGGAAGCCCCGCCGGTCGAGGCCGAAAAGCCGGACGAAGAGGACGACGAGCCCGCGGTCAAAAAGTATCAGCGGATGGCCGACGAGTACCAAGTCAAATATCAAAAAGCCGTTGTCGACCTCCGCGAAATCACCGCCAAACACGACGAGCTGGCCGCTGTGGTGGAAGGCTCGAAGCGGGAGGCCCGCCGGGCGACTCGCTATCAGAAACTGAACGACCTCAAGGCGCAGGGCTTTGTCATCGTTCCCGACGAGGAAATCGCCGACGTTCAAGACCTGTCCGACGCGGCTTTCGGCAAGTTCACCGACACCGTCGTCAAGAAGTATCAGCGGATCCCGCTGAACATGCTCCCGGTTCCCAAGGGAATCGAGACGGACAGCGACAGCGACCGGAAGCGGACCATGTACATGAAAGAGGCGGAAAAAATCTGCGACGCCGCCACTAAGGCCGGCAAGCATATTCCGTTCCGCGACGCCTGCGAAACGGTTCGCAAGAGTTATGAGCAAAAGCCCGCGGCGTAAGCCTCGGCCTGTTTGAATTTGGGTATCGAATCCATCGAGCCCGCGTGAGTCGTGTGACCTGCGCGGGCTTTTTTCGTTTTCAGCAATAAGGAATTAGCCTGTGGCTTACGACTCGTTTTCTATGGTTGCGGGTGGAGACGTCAACCCCGCGCGTTTCATCAAGGTTTCGACCGCGGCGGACTATACCGTCCTCCAGGCCGGTGCCAACGAAGCCGTTTTCGGCATCTCCTCGTCCGCCTCGCGTGACGCCCCGATTCCGAGTGCAAGCACCCTGGCCGCGGCCGCCACCCAGTCGCTGGCGTTCAACCCGGTGGGCTCTTTCTGCCTGCTGGAACTCGCCGGCACTGTGACCCGTGGCGACGAAATCAAATCGGACGCCGACGGCAAGGGCGTCGTGCGAGCCACGACCGGAGCGACCCTGCAAAACTTCGGCGCTGTCGCGCTGGAGTCTGGCGTCTCTGGCGAACTGATTCGCGTTCTCGTCGTTCGCGGCGCTGTCTATCCGGCCCTGGTCTAAACGCCTGGAGCCCGCTTCTCGTCGGTCATTGGACAACACCAAGGCCAAGCACTTTTACACACAAGTTCTTGATTTTGGAGTTTAACCGATGACTGCTGTTTTTCCTGGTGGTGCACCGAATACCTACGTCCCCTCGGCTGAGGCGACCAAGGGCCTGGTCGTGGACTTCTCGCGTAATGTCGAGTCGTTCGCCCTCAACAAGTGGATTCAGATTATCCCCGTCACGAAGAGTGTCGGGTATTACCTGAAAATGACCGTCGAACAGGCCGGCCGGCTTTTGTCGTCCAGCTTGACGGACATGATCTGGGCGGACGGGAGCGACGCGCCCTCGGGCCGCGGGAACACCGAGAAGTTCGAATTTCTGGCCTACGGAACAACCCGGTACACCGACGTCGTCCGCCTCGGCCAGAAGATGGTCGACGAAGCGTCTTGGGACATCCTCGCGCAGTACGGACGCATTCAGCTCCAAAAGCTGATGACCGCCCGGACCCAGAAGGCTGTCACGCTCGCGCAGACGACCGGCACCTACGACTCGACCCACACTTCCGCCGTCTCGTCCATCACGGGCGTGACTGGCAAGTGGGATGCGTCCACGACTGCCCGGCAGGACATCAAGCGGTCCCTGGACTATGCCAAGGAACTGATGTTTAAGGACACCCTCGGCGGGATCAACGTCAACGACATCAAGCTCGTTATGTCCCCCGGCTGCGCCCGCAAGATGAGCGTCAGCCAGGAAATCGTCGACCTCATCAAGGGTGCTCCCGACGCCAAGGCGTGGATCACCGGCGAATTTGGAAGCAACGCCAAGAAGAACATGTCGTTCGGCTTGCCGCCTTCCATCTACGGAACGGAAATCGTCATCGAGGACACCGTCAAGGTGACTTCGAAGAAGGGTGCCACGCTCGCCAACTCCTACGTTTGCAGCGACACCAGCCCGTTCCTTTGCTCTCGCCCCGGCTCGCTCGTCGCGCCGACCGACAGCAACAGCGCTCCCAACTTCTCGACGTTCGCCGGTTTCTTCAAGGAAGAGCTGAGCGTCGAGACTAAGCACGACGTGGACAACCGGGTGCATCTGGCCCGCGTGACGGATGACTATCACATGGTGGCAATCGCCCCTGTGAGCGGCTTCCTGTTCACCTCCGCCGTCGCCTAGTCGATTCCCTTCGCCCCCCGCGGCCTTTCGGTTTCATCCTCCGCCGATTGGCTGCGGGTTTTTGGATAGCACTCCATGGCCTACGCCGCTGCCTCTGACCTTCTGACGCGCTACGACGCCCGGACGGTCGGCAACCTGTGCAGCGACAACGGTGTTTCGGTCACGCCGGCGAATCTCGCCAGCGATACCAAACTCGCCGCGGCCTTGGATGACGCCAGCGGGGAAATAGACGCCGCGCTGCTGCAAGGCAAGCGGTACACGACGGTCCAGCTTGCGGCGCTGACGGGAAATTCCCTGGCGTACCTCAAGCGGATTACTTGCAAGATTGCGATGGGCCTGCTGTGGGAGCGGCGGCCGTATCTCGAAGACGACAACAAAGACGCCGCGATGAAAGCGGCTCGCGAATCACTCGACAAACTGCGTCGCGGCGAAAACATCTTCGACGTGGACGACGTGAAAGAGGCCGGGCTGCCCTCGATCAACACGCCCTCGGCGTCGTCTATCCGGGCGCTAAATCTGACGGTGGAAGCCTGCCGCCAGAACAACGGTTACTATCCTCAACGGCGATTGCCGGGAAGAGCATAAGCAATGGCACTAGCAATTCAACTCGGCGGCCTGGCGACGATTAAGGTCTGCACGACCGGTGGGGCGCTGGCCACTCTTGGCTACACGATCAACGGCGCGGAAATCACCGAAGTCGTCATGACCGAAGAGGTCCACGGTGACGAAAACGGCGGCGACGGCGGTCCGCCGATTGATATTCAGTATCTGGGCGAAGTGCATACCGTCCGGCTGACGCTGACCAAATATGACGAAACGGTCCTGAACACGATTCGCGCGGGCATCGCGGGCGGAACTGCGGGCACTCCGGGTACGTCCGGCTCGCTGTATTTCCAGGGGTCGGTTTACTGGCGGCTCTTGATTCATTCGGTCAATACGCCACGCAACTACATTTGCGCCGTGTTCACTGATGCGAAGGAAGTCAATATCGGGACAAAGCATTCAAAGGCGATTGTCACGGCGAAGTGCTATCGCGCGGCTGTGGCGACGGCAATGTACAACTCGACGACGACCTAATAAGGGGGCGGAGATGTTTTGGCGATTGTGGGGAAAGCCTGCTCGGCAGCGCGAGATATTCACTTATTTCGACGGCAACAAGCCGCGGTCGGCTGACCCGATCGTCGTTTATCGTTCGCTCAAGGACGACGCCAAGTTCAATATCGACGTCCATCCGGCACTGGTTGACGCCGGGGACGCGGACGCAATCGGAATCACGGCGGCGGCTGTTCGCTCGGCGTTTGGTGTGAAGTCACTCGATGCCGGCGGATTGACTGAGCAAGAGTGCATTTCTCTCTTGCTGCAGTATTTCGACTGGGTGGATTCTGTAAAAAAAAAGGACAACCAGCCGCTGACATCGCCGCCAGCTTCGGATACGACGCCGCTGCCCGAATGTTCGGCGACTCCTACGAGCTCGCCGTCGGAATCTACTTCAACCGTGACCGGGCCGAATTGAGACACGCTTCCCGCGTGACGATTGGGATTCACGAGGCTTTTTCGCCCTCTCTTTCCCTGGGCTTCTTCCAGGCGATTAGCGACTCGCCGGAAGAGGCGAATGTCGCTTACGCGGAACATTCCGCCAGTGTCGCCGCGGCCAAACAAGCACCGGAATCCTAGCCCATGCCAGCACCTATTTTTGCCGCTGTCGGTCGCGGGATTGCGTCTGCCGCTCAAGGGGCGGTGCGCGCGGGGACCGGGCTTGTCCGCGGGGCAATGTCTGCCGCGCGCGGCGCTGCTGGCTTTGTCTCGCAGACGGCCAGCAAGGCGTCTGGCAGCCTCGCCCAAGGGGCCGCGAAGGCGTCGTCTTATGTCGCGGGGACTGGCTCCCGGGCGACTGCGGCGGCCAATGCCGCGCGTCCTGTCGGCCAGGCGGCACAAGCGGCCGGGCAAACTGTTCGGCAGGCTGGCCAGCAAGCGGCTCAAGCCGCCGGGCAGGCAGGATCGCAAGCCGCGCAGCAAGCGGCGGCGAATATCCAGCAATCCGCGCAGTCCGGCCAAAGCTCGATTCAGCGGATGGCGAATCAAGCCGCGCAGTCTATTCAGCGGCTGGCGCAGCAGCTTTTCAACCTTCAGGCTCCCGGCGGCGGAGGTGGCGGAAACGGGCCCCCCGCCGGCAATAATGCTCCACCGGCAGGAAATAGCCCTGGTGGAAGGCAGCCGAAAAATCAGGTTCAAAGTTATCTCGGCAATCAGGCCCGGCTATTCGCTCGGCAGGCTGCCAGCTCGGCGGTCGGAAATTCGGTAGCGCAGGGAATGCAGGTCGTCCGCCTGTTCATGCGGTACGGCGGGCCGATGGGCGGGATTAACGCCGCGAAGGACGCCGCTGGCGCTGGCGGTCGTGCCGTTTCGTGGCTCGCTCGACTGCCTGGCCGGCTCAAAGACTTCGGCGATTCGCTCGTCAAGGCTCGCGAGCACCTGGTGGAATATAACGGGTCGCTGGCCGCCGCGGCTGCGAAGCTCGAAGTCGATCGCATTGGCCGAAATATCCGGCTGGGCGCGGCGACGGCGAAAACCGGCAGCGCTCAGACGGCGGCGCAATCGCGGCTGGAAAACGCCATGCTGCCGATGCAGGCGCTGATGGCGAATCTGACCAACGCCATTACTGGCGCAATTCAAAACGGCGTGGCTCAAATTATCGAGCTGGCTCCTGTCGCACTCGCGGCCCTCCCGGCTTTTGGGGCGGCTGGCGTCGTCCTCGCCAAGATGAAGGCCGCCATAGATAAGTACATGACGGAAGAGGCTGGCAAGGCCCTTCCGCTGCAGCAGTTTGCGAACGATTTGCAGAACGGGAAATTCATGAAGCGCCGCGGTCCACCCATAGGAAAGGCTCCCTAAATGGCGACGACTGCCTATTATCGCGGCATCGAGTTCCTGAACGTGCAAACGCGGGAATTTGAGCAAACGCCGCAAAATGACTCGTCCGGAACGGACCAAATGTTTTCGCGGTTCCGGGTCACGATTGACAGCCTCATGTCCTATGACGCGGCGGTCGCTGCCGTGAGAAAGCTCGGTATTTCCGGCGGATCGATTGCCGGCGGCGACGTCGGGCAACTGCTCAAGACGATGGAAGCCGTCCTCGGCGAGCATCGCGGGGAATTCGATTACCAAATCAACGGCAGTTCGGTACTGCTGGGAAACGCAAATAACGACTGCGACAACGGGCCGAAGGTGCTATCTGTCCGGGCTACGAAATTCAGCCAGGCGACAATCCGGGTTTCGTTTTCCATCGAGGTCGCGAAAGTCGTCTGTACCGAAAATCCGTCTCCGGTCCTGTCGAATCGGTGGAGCTGTTCCGACGATATCGACGGCGACTTGGTAACGACCCGCCATTGGCGCGGGCGGCTGCGAATCGCCCGCATCGGGCTCAACGCCCATATGTTCCGTGGAATGTGTCTGCCGGTCCTGCAACGCGGCTGGAAGCGAATGCGGCAGAATTACATGGTCGACCCGGGCGGCTTGGAACTGGCTTACGAAATCGAAGACCGGCAGATGCTCGGGGATGCCCCGCCGCCGTTTGTTGTCCGCATGAGCGGGACGCATACCGAAGGCGTCGATATGTCCGGCCAGACGGGCAAGGGGATGGTATCCGTCCGGCTCGACGGCCCGCCCTACTGCGACAAGCTGTACTTGCTGCAAAAAGCCGCGCAAATCATTTACCTCAAGGCGGCAATTAGCGACTCTGCGACCGGCCACTACACCGATTACACTTTCACCGACCATTTCGGCGAAGGCGTCAATTCGGTGGAAGCTCGAGCCACGTTCAAGCGGCACGCCGAAAACGGCGCGGCATTCGGCGCGCTGGTGACAAAGACCATCGGGAAACGGATGTCCGAAATTAACCTTCCGGGGTACGAGCCTGGCAAGGCGTACACCGATGGGCCATATTCCACGGCAACGCTCGCCGGCTTATTTGTCTGTCATCTGCAATCGCCGTGCGAAAATAATCACGAGATGCCGCAAGTTGCCGACCAACAGCCGGAAGACACCGCGCAGGATTACGGCGACACCCAGCAAGATTCGACAATCTCGGCCTCGGAAGGGTCTATCTCCGACAGCTTTTTGCCTGTGGTTTCCAATTATGACCACCAGCAAGCGATTTACACCCATGCAAAGGTGGAAAGCCACTATGACGTAGACGACGGGCGGGTTTTCCTGCCGGTCGCGTCCTCGGCCAGCGAGCCGGACGCCGATAGCCTGATTGGCGTGCGTATCCATAATCGCACGGCTTATCGAATCGTCAAGGTGGAAATGGAACGGTTGGGCGAAGCTCCAAAGCTCTGGAAGCTCTCGGATTTCAGCGACGCCAACGGAATCAAGCACTACCTCAAGACGTTCAAGCCAAATCTCCGTCCGCCGGAACAAGGCGGCGATGGCCGGGTAACTTACGTCGCCGATGCCGAATACGTGTTTGCCCTTTCGCGGGCTCCCAAAGAGTCCGAGAAATATTCGTCGGGATCCTTGCCGTGGAATCAAGCCAGTCCGGCGGATAATCAATATGTCCTCGGGACCGACCCGAATGGCTCTGGCGGCCTGCAATGATTTTGACCCAGACAATCACTGCCCGCTAAGATAACCACTGACGGTATCAGCCTCCCTGAGCCGCCAAATTCTCCCCGTCTTGAAAGCGGGCCTGGATTTGGCGGCTTTTTTTCGTTCTTGGAATCTAAACATGGCCTACGCCTCAATTTCCGCCGCTACTTCCGGGGCAGGGAACACCATCGTCGCTGCGGTGGCTGGCAAGCAAATTCGCGTCATGGGCTACGTCCTCGACAGCGTAACGGCCGTAACGATCCAGTGGTTCAGCAACACGACCGCCCTTTCGGGCTCGATGTCCATGGGGGCTACGTCAACGCTCGCCTGCCCGATTGACAACGGCGACGGCTGGTTTGAAACGGCCGCGGGCGAAGCCCTAAAGATGACGCTCGGCGGTGCGGTTCAAGTTTCCGGGCACCTGGTTTATCGACTCATCGGCTAAATGGCTGTCAACTTAACGAATCTATTCACGACGCTCGGCCACGGCTTCTTTGTCCAAAAGACATTGAACACGGCTCGGCTTACGACCGTCCCGAACACGGTCAAGACGTTTTTGGATTCGTTCAATTCGCTTTCCCTGCCGCTCAAAAAGGCGGCCGCCCCGGTGGAAGGCTCGAACCGCGGCTGGCAATCGTCCGGCAGCGGCCTGGCTGGCTCGATTCGGCAGTCCAGCACGGACTACCTGATTGAGATGTTCCAAGCCGATGCGAACCTCGACCGCAAGGATTTGACGACCGCTCTGCAAGCTCTCATCCGGCAAATGGTGACGGATGTCGCCAGTGTCGACGCCAACGAGCCGACGGCCTCCGCCGGCTCGATCGTCGGGACCGGGGATGGGGTTCTCGTCGCCTCGGCCAAGCGGGCGGACGGCAAGACGCAAGAAAACCTCTTGCCGGAAACAATTCGAATCACCTGCACGGGCGATACCACGCCCTCGCAAGCCAGCTTCACGGCAAAAGGCGACGTCGCTGTCACCGACAAGCTGTCGCAAGATTGGCCGCTCGGCTCGGCATGTTCCCGCGGCATTACGGCGACGGACGCCGCGTCCTCGCTCTTGACCAACGGAGATTTCGACGACTGGACGCTGACGAATGTCCCTGATTACTGGGTGCCCTCGGTCGCTACTGTCGGCACAACGCTCAAGAGCACGAGCTATGAAGTCCAGACGCTGACGGTGACGGGCCCGCCGACGGCCGGGACGTACATCATCAATTGGACCGACCCGAACTCGAAGGCCCGCGCGACGACCGCCCTGGCCTACAACGCGACGGCCGCGACGATTCAAACGGCCATGCGGCTATTTCCTGGCCTGGAAGACCTGACGGTTACGAGCACCGGCACGACGCCGCTTTACACGCACACGATCACGTTCACCGGCCAGGCCGGCAACGTCTCGCAAATCACGATCACGAATAACACGACTGGCGGAACCTACACGCCCGCGACCGGGACGGCCGGCTCGGCCAATGCCTTCATCGGGAAGGCGGTCGAATTCGATTCGGACGCCGCGCAGCTAACCACGCTCAATCAGGCGGTCGCGCTCAAGGCGCTGACTCAATACGCCTTCAATCTGTGGATGCTGGCCGACGTCGTCCCCGCGGCTGGCGTCATCACGGTTGACCTGGTGGACGGCATCGGCGGAACGGTCGTCAACGACGAGGCCGGGACCGCTAACTCGTTCACGATTACCTGCTCGGCTTTGACGACGAGTTTCGTCGCCAAGAACGGTGTTTTCCGCACGCCGAAGATTATGCCGACCGCGATTTATTTGCGGATCCGCATTTCGACCGCGGTCAGCGCCGGAACGTCGATTTACTTCGATCATGCGGCTCTCGTCGAAATGACGGAACTGTACAAGGGCGGACCATCGGCGGCCATTTTCAGCGGCAAGACGCCGATGCGGAAAGCCGCGACGGACGGCCAGGTCGAGGCGGATTACTTCCTGTTGACTTGTGCCAACGACTATCGCGGCGAGCTCCAAACGTGGTTCGACCGCAACTTCAATATGCGCGAGAAGGGCTTTTTGCTTCCGTCCCTCACGGGCGAAACCGAAACGATCGCGGACACCCTTGTAGCTTAGACACTCCACCTTTTTTTCTAAGGATATTTTTCGATGGCAACTCTCGTAGAAAACGGCCTGGATATTTCCGGCGCAACCGCGGCCCGCCCCACCAATGCCGAGCCTGGCGCGCGGTTCTTTGATACCACGACCAAGGAGCACTTGGTTTGGGATGGTCTGGCCTGGCGCACTCCCGCCGTGTTCAAGCAGCAAGGCGCCCCGACCACTAAGACGGTGGCGGTCACGCTAACCGTTGCCGAATTGCTGACGGGAATCATCAACGCCACGCCGACAGCTACGGGCGCGACGGTCGCCTACACGCTCCCCACGGGGACGCTGATGGACGCCGCGAACTCGTCCAGCCCCGTCACGGGTGATTCGTTTGACTGGGTGTTAATTAATAACGCGCTCGCCGCGGCGGACACCATCACGGTCACGGCTGGCACCGGTCATACCATCGTCGGCGGCCCCATCGTGCAATCCTTGCACGCCACGACCGGCGGCATCACTGGCTATTCGGCCATGTTCCGTTCTCGCAAGACGGCTGCGGCAACCTGGATCACTTACCGGATTGCCTAGTCTTTGGCGACCGTTTTTAGCCGCCTGGGATAACCTGGGCGGCACGAGGGGGATAGATGGCTCGTGACAAGGCATTGCCTCAGAACGTCTACACGGCGGCCGTAGAGATGCTACGGGCCGCGATCGACGGTTGCACTGACGCCAATTGTTTCTTTTGCCTGGACCCCGACTGCATTCCACCGACTCCGGGTGAATTCTTCTACGTCGTCGCGCCGACTTCCGGCACGTTTGACGAGGGGATGATTGACGGCGGCGGCATCGAGCAACTGACCGTCGAGGCCGGCCTGCTGGTCAAGATTCACTCTCCGCTGATGCTCGACCAGGTAGGGCGGGATGTCGAGCTACTGAATAACGAATCGCTCGGGCTGTGGAGCAAGGCAACGGAAGTCATGGCGGCGCTGGCCGTCCAGTCTCCGACGGTGGCCGGCAATCCGCAAACGCGGGATCCACTGATGCCCCACTCGTTTTCAATCACGAAGTCGCTCAAGCGGCTGGGCGCGATTGAATTGACGTTCAAAGTCCTCTTCGACTGGGACGTTTCGGGAGCATGATAACCTTCGGTGGAATATCCCTGCTGATTCCGACGCCGGAAGTGGAAGCGTTCATCAACCGGACGCTGCCGCTCGAGGAGGCGAATTTGTACGGGCCCCTGCCAAGTAGCACGGGCTCAAGGCATCCTGATAACGTCCATTCTATCAACTTGCCGGTCTACAACTGGCCGACGCCCCCTCCTCCGAAGCTAAATAGCCTCTATTGGCCCTCTGGCGCAAGCCGCTGGGCTCGCGGCTGGTTCCTCTGCAACGGGACGGCCAAAGACTCAATCGTCTCGCAGGCTCACTCTGCGGGCGGCACGACGGCTTTGGAGCTGGCGATTGGCGACGAGGACACCAACGTCCAATATATCGACCTGTACTTGCTTCCTCCGCGGCCGGTGTCGGGTATCGTTCCGGGGACGACGCAAACGGCTGCGGAAGTCGCGGCAACCCTCTGGCTCCTGCCGCTGGTTGACGTTCGGTATTTCTGGCAATTCATCTCGTCCGGAAATCTGGAACTGACAAGTTCGTCGACGTGGACGACGCTGTTTTCTAGCCTCGGGACGGCCCTTGGCGTGACGATTTCCGTCGATTCGGTCGATGCGGACTACTTGCAGCCTGATTGGGTAGAGCTCACTCGGCGGTATGTCCCTGTCCCCGTCCTGCTCGATGCTGTCGCGGCCTCGGTGGGCCAGCGAATCATCTGCGACCCGGAAGCGGGTACAGTCACGAGTCAATCTGTCGCCAGCGCCAAAACGGCATTGCAAGCCAATTATGACCAGGGGTTATTGTCGCTGGCGGCTGGCGGCGATTTGTCGACCTCGCTCGGCGACATTCCGGCCAGCGTTCGGGTGAACTTTCGCCGCTGGTCGCAATACAGCGTCTACTGCGACGGAGAAATTTACACGACGACCTCCGCGGCCTCGGCAACGGCCGAACCGCCGACTTCGACAGTGAGCGGCAAGGAACGGATATTCCACTCCACTCTGTACGCCGAATATCCCTACAACACGGCGGCGAATTCCGGCAGCGCGCCGACCAACTCGGCGACCTTGGCGGCCTTGGCCGCGCAAGTTGCGGCCGATTATTACGGCTGGCTTTCGCGGCTGTATGACGTCTGCTGGAACGGCGTTGTTGACTGGACTCCGACCGGCTTTGATGACGCGATTATCTGGGAGCCGACCCGCACGCGCGTTTGGTCGCTGCCGTCTGGTGTCGGGGTGGATCGGCAGTTGAGCCAGTCGAGCACCTATGAGGTTTTCGACCAAATCATGCTCGGCAAGCCGGATGCGGACATTGCCGCGGCGGCGACGGGAACCGTTAGCGTCTGGGACCGCCCGGCGTCCGGCACTCTGGCCGACACGACGTTTAACGTCCAGGCGACGGCCTTGGCTGGCGCTGTGACAAGCGGGCTCTATGTCTCGCTATTTTGGAATTGCGGGAGGTGGCTGGTAAGCTGCTACGAATCGTGATTCCAAAATGCTGTTGTGCTCCTTGCACCGATATAGCCGCCGACACCTTCACCCGCGCCAACGAAACGCCCGTAGCCTCGCCGTGGGTGAAGCTCTCTGGCACCGACTGGAATCTCGCCAGCAACGTCCTCGATGCGGTTGCCGCGGCTGACTACAAGCACACGACGGCTTTCCCCGGTGCGTCTGGCGATTCGCGGACGGCCGTCGTTGATTTCAAGCTCTCCACTGATGGGTCTGTGGAAGTGCAGACCGGAAAAACGGACGCCAGCAACTACTTTGCGGCCAAGCTGACTTACGCGTCTGGCTCTTGTGCGATTCTCACGGCGTTCGCTTATGTGGCAGGCGTCGGCGGAAGTTGCACGCCTGGAACAACGGTTACCAATTGCGTGCAAGTCTGGGGGCTGACGACTGGCGTCTGGTATCGGCTGCGGGTATGCCTCATTCCGAATACCGGCAGCTACGGTTACGAGACTCAGGACAAAGTGATTGCCCTCATCGAGTTTCCCAACGACGCCACGCGGATTCCAATAAGCTGCCAGACGCTGGTGGAAGGCCCGACTGTCGGCACGCTCTCGGGCATTAAATCGACGATGGCCGCTCAGTTCGATAACTTCAAGGCGAGCTATTACCGGGACTCGCCAAGCGGCAGTAACAGGACTTGCCCCTGGTGCCATACCTCTTGCTCGATTAGCCAGGATGCGTTCACGACTGACGAGCCGTGCCTTTGGGATGTGATTTCCGGCAGCTATTCCGTCTCGGGCGGGCTGATGACGCTTGGGACAAGCCCGTCGAAAATCCAGCACCATATTTTCCATCCCGGGTTGAAGACGACGCACAAGGTCACGGTGGACGTGCAAGACAATGCGGTAGAGTCGAAAGTCTTCATCGGCAACGGGTACGCGAAGCTGACTTACTCGGGTGGACTTCGCACGCTTCGGCTGTACGATAATTCGGATACGCTGCTTGATACAGATGCTCAAACGGTGTCGGTGACTTCCGATTCAGCCTTGTACATGGCTTTGTCGCTGTGTTATTCGCGGGGGGTATTGAGCTGCACGGTCACGGGGCGGGGGAGTAGCCTTTGCGCTGATGCCGCGATTGCGGAAACCGCATCGGGATATTGGGTAAGTCTCGGCGGGAATAGCGGGGCAGTATTTGATAATTTCGTTTTCAGCAAGACGTATGACGCAACGGCACCGGCGGATTTGGATTGTGCTACATGTGCGGCGTGCCCTGGCGACCCCTGCGGCCTGTGTCTTGACGGCACGATGTGCGAATTCCTGCTCTTTGAAATCCCTGAAATGGCGGACAGTTCTTGTACTGACTGCGACACTATTCCGGCATACGTGCTGCAAGCCGAAGGCGAAGACGGAACCGGCGGCTGCATCTGGCAGGATTTCCCGACCCCGCCATGTTCGATTCCGGGCGGCATAGGCAGCGGCGTTGCGCGTGCTGTCCTTCGGCTTGTCGGTTCCGATTACATCCTCACGGCGACTCTCCAATATGCGGACGTCGCGGGAACTGCAACTTCAGTGTCCTGGCAAGCCAACTTGGGGACGGCGGTTCCCGACTGCACCGCCTGGGACCGTATCCCGATGGCGTTCTATCAGTACGCCAATGCCCCCTCGCCGAACCCGATCCAATGCGATGCCACGGGGACGACTGCTTACGCCTCAACTCTCTGCGGATAATTTATGTGGAAGTGTCCCAACTGTCAGACCGCTCATCGCTTCACTTTGCAGCGGACCATTCCACGCATGGCTTGCCCGTCGTGCAAGGAGGTTTGCGAAGCTGGACCGAATGATTCAGCGGAGCAGGCTCTCCCGCGCCCCATTCCGCCTCCCCTCCCGCTCTTTGAAATCGAACGCCGCCTATCAATCTGCAAATCGGGCTGCGAGCATTGGAACGAAGAGAAGCAAGGCTGCAAGGTCTGCGGAACGTGCGGCAGCGGTCAGGCGATGCTTAACGGCTTGCTTCGCGACCCCGGGAAGAAATGCCCCTATCCTGGCGGCAGCAAGTGGGGTGAACCGTGGAAGCCTATCAAAGTCGCCTTCCTCTCCCCCTCTATGAATCTCGGCGGGGCCGAACGCTGGATAATTTCCCTGTGCCGCAACTTCGACCCGCAAAAGGTTGTCGCCCATTACGTGCTGGTGAAAGATTCCAAGTATTCCAGCGACCTAATGAAATCGTGGCTACCCAAGCATGTTCGATTGCTGGAAGCCGACCGCCTGCCGGAAGTGATGGAGCAAGTTGACTTCCTGCTCTCCTGGGGCTGCCTCGACTTGCCGCAGCGAGTGGCGGGATTCGCCGACCGGGTGATTGACATTCAGCACGGAACGCTGGGCTTCTCCAATCAAAAGGAATTCGCCGCGGCTGGCGTAAAGTCGGGCGCTCATCTTGCTTGCGTCCATGAAACATGCCTGCTCAATTTTGACGATGAGAAGGACCGCTCCCGCGTAACCGTCATTCAGAACGGGGCCGATGAAGATCGGCTTGTACCGGATCGACCGCCGACAAAGGACCGCCCCAAGACGGTTTTGTTTGTTGGCCGGTTTGACTCCGTGAAGAATCTGGACGGCTTGGCGCGGGCAATTCTCTATCTGCCGCATGACTGGCACTTAGTCGCCGCTGGCCCGCCGTATCAAATGCCGAAAGAGTTTCCCGCACTGGAAAGAGAAGGACGGCTGACAATCTTGGGACCGCAAGACAACCTCGGAAACCTAATGCAAGATGCGGATGTGTTTTGTGCCCCGTCTCACCACGAAGCGAACTCGCTGGCTGTGATCGAGGCATGGCTCTACGGCATTCCGGTTGTGACCACCAGTTACCCGACCGCGTTGAAAGTGCGGGATGACTTTGGCCCGATGAGTTGGCTAGTTCCCGTGAACCCCAAGCCGCAAGAGCTGGCGGCGGCGATATTGGAAGCGGATGCGGCAGGGAAGAATAGCGAGCAAGTGCTGTACGCCCAGGAAGTGGCTCGGCTAGAATTTACGGCGAAGAGAATGGCGGAGCGGTGGGAAGATTTTATTAGCGGGCTTCGAGATCGTGATTCGTGATATTGTCGGTCGCATCTGCATTGAAAGGCCAGCCGACCATCACGGGCTGCTGCCAGTAAGGATCGTTCGGCGGCGAACTCATGGCATAGGGCATCGGCACTCCGCTCATATCGTTCGGCGTATTCACGCTGATTCCGTGCCGTTTGTCGGGACCAGCGGACCAGATAAGAGGTTTCATCGCAAATGGAATCGTGTTGCCGTAAACTAAAAACGGGTCAAACGGGTCTGGCGTTCCACCGTCTTGCGGAGTGACCGGATACGGGGCGACATCGGCACGATAGCCCGGTGCCCATCGCAGCCACACAATCGGCTGGCCGAAGCTGTCGAGAATCTCATTCATGCCGTCCCCGTCAACGTCGCCAATTTCCGTGGGCGAGAAGTAATCCAGGGCAGATTTGTCGCCGTCTCTCATGCAAGACAGGATCAGGTAGAGACATTCGGCGTTTTCGTTTGCGTTCGTCCAATTTTGCAGGCTGGCACTTCCGACCCCCGCTTGGAACGCTCGGCGTAGATACTGTTTGTTGAGTGCTGGCCGGGCATTCAGCCGGTACAGCGGGTAGACGGGATAACCTGCTTGCGGGATCACATCGGGGGCAGTTCCGTAAGCTGGGCCAGCGGTGACATCGGTTATCCGGTCTGGCATCTCGAACCGCATTAACTCCCGCAAGGCATCAAGGCGAATCCTGGCAGCGTCATCGGGGCGAGTCATCGGAGGAATCCGAATCGGCACCTGCCGCGTCCTATACCACTCATACTTCTCCCCAATCAACTGGTCAATCTTGGCAATGATAGCCCGCGTCCGCATACCCTTGGACTGTTGGGCTGCGGTGTTGTAAACCGACAAGGCCATGCCAGCGAGAATGGCGATGATGGCGATGACGATGGTCATTTCGATGAGGGTGAAGGCTTTGCGCATGGGACTACCAGTTGAAAATAATTCGCAGCGACTGGACGTAGAGCGGAATACACCACGCGACCACCGCCGCGCACGTCATCACGGAAAACAGGCCCAAGAGGCTGAATTGCATCCTCATTCCCCAATAATCCGCCTTCCACGGTGGAAAGTCAAGTCGGACTCGGTTTTTGACCCACCTGGCCGCCCGCAGCTATGATGCGGACTGACGGCATCGAACCCATCGAGCCCCGCAAGACTTCGCGTTTTTGTGGGGCTTTTTTCGTTTCTTGGGAGAAAAACATGGCAAAAGCAATTGTCCTTTGTTACGAAGACGTTGACGCCGGGGCAACCGCAAACGACCTGATACTACTTGCAAAGGTAGTGTTCACGGGGACCGGCGTACCCAACGGCATCCGACCCGCCCCATCGTCCCCGGCAATGAGCGGCAGAAGGCTGGCAAGCCAAGTTACGAGGAACTAGAAGCTGTCCTGTGCGGGCTAGAGGGAGAGCGGAATAGCACGAAGCGAAGGGTGGTCAGCGAGGAGATGTTGCGGGAGTTTGCGGCAATGGGCGGCGTAGTGGTCAAGGACCGTGGCGAGATTGTCGTACTTTGCGACTTCGCGGCGGTGACCTGTCATTTTGGGAGTAGTTGAAACTATGAGTAAAATTCTTGACCTCATCAATAACAAAATTGGCATGTTCTTCGGAGCGGCAGCCATTCCACCTCCCGGCAGCAAGACGTTCACGGTCACTTGCGACATGACGTTTGCTGAATCGCAGGATGTGACCGACACGCTTCAGCTTTCGGTCTGGGCCGACTTCGGCACCGGGCTAAAGGAAATGGCTGTCGGCCCTGTATGGACCTGCGGACCCGGTAAGCCGATTCATTCGTTCGCTTGGAACTTCCGGCCCGAGGCTCCGCCGCTCCGCGTTGTTGGCGCGCTGTCCAACATCACCCAAGTCAAAACCGGCCTCTTTGGAGATTTCACGTAATGCCAACCACCGTGCTCGATCAACAGCCCCGCAACGGCACAATTATCAGCGGTTCGGCAACGTGCCCTGCTGCCGATGCGATTAACCCGGAAACAAGTCAGCCTTACGGCGTGGTCATCTTCGACACGACGCTGGCGGATGCCGACATCCTAGACCCTGATTCACATTGCCTGCTGACACCCCAGGCATCTACCAACGGCGTGGACTGGGTTTCTGCCGCTGACCCGTTTCAGTGGAATGGAGGACCATTGGATAAAAAAGGAAATCCAAACACAAAGCGGCCTGGGCTGGGCTTTACATTCGCTGACATTGGCGGAGTGCGGCCAACTGCCTTCCGCTGCATCCTGGACACGCAAGGCACCACACTCAACCTCGGGGCAACTGTCGCCTTCCAATAATGGCTATTGCAGTAGACGCATCATCGCCGGTTCGCTGGACGGGAACGCCCTCGTCGCCAGTCGGGACCATCGTCTCTGCGTCTTTTACGGCACCGACTGATGCTCTGCTGGTGGCATGTGTTTCTGGTGACGGGATTGGCACAGATGCTGCGGTGATTACGATGAGCGATAGCGGAGGTTTGGCGTGGACTCTCCGCGTTGCCCGCACTTGGAGCGAGACAACGGATGGCGGGTATTCGGGCATCTACACGGCCCGCACTACAAGCAGCACGAGCCGAACGGTGACGATGACTGCCTCCGCCGGTATTAGTGCCAAACGATACTCTATCAAACTCTATGTGCTGACTGGGGTGGACGTTGGCGGTACACCAGTTGATACAGTCGGTGCGAATAATGAAGGCGGCAGCACAACCAACAATCTAACGACGACCAGCATTACCCCTGGGGCGAATGGTCTGTTGATTTGTTGCGACACAGACTGGAACCAGTTGGGAGTTTACACCTCCTCCGACCTGACAATTGACACAGCCGACTATGCGGGCGCAATTTCGGTGTGTTCCGGCTACAAGACTTGCACGAGCGGAGCGGGAGTTACCGGAAACTTGAACGCTGGCGGAACCGGGGCCGCTCAACATAAATGGTGCCAGGTCACGGTTAGAGAATCGGCTTCGGCGGCAACATCCGTAAAGCAATACATCACCCACTCACAATCGCTCGCAAGAGCGTCACGCTGGTAAGGAATAAAACATGGCAATGTATAAGATTTGGAATGGCCCTCTTCCAACCACGGCGGCACAACTCGCCGTCACAACGGGCACGGTTATCAAAACAATGTTGCAGGTTAAAGGCATTGCCGCCCTGCAAATCAAGGTCAAGGCCTGGGGCGTGTCCATGGACGGTGCTGCTGCTGCGGCGGGCATCCAGTGGGAGCTACTTGAAACCGGGACAGTGTTCGCCACCGTCACGGCCTCGGTTGCTGCGGACGCTCTCGGCTGGGACGGCCCTGGGCTCGCAACGACCTCAACCACGTACCTGAGCGTCGGCACGGCTGCGACTGGCTATACAGCCTCGGCGGAAGGAACGATTACCGCGACCCGCATATTCGATTCGCAGTTTGTGCAACCGACCGGGCAATACGCCTGGGAGTTTTCACTTGGCAATGAGCCGATTGTCTCGGCGGTAAGCTCGCTGCGGATTCGCGTGAAGGCTGCGGCGGCTGTTAATGCCGTTTGCTGGATTTTGATCGAGGTGTGATGCTCTATGCAAGTAACCATCTACTCACTGAGCGACCCAATAACTGGCGAATGTCGCTATGTCGGCAAGGCCAACGACCTTGCGTCGCGCATTCGTTGCCACCGATGGGAAATGAAGAACCCCAAATTTCATACCCACAAGGTTAATTGGCTGCGGTCCCTTGGCGGTGCTGAGCCTGTCGTAGCGGTATTGGTTATGGCAGATTCCTACAAGTGGCAGGAAGCCGAACGCTACTGGATAGCTGAAATGCGGCGGCGTGGTTGCAGGCTGACAAACTTTGCTGATGGCGGGCAGACTAGCCCGCTAGAGGGCAAGGGTCATAGCGAGGCGACAAAGCAGAAGCTCCGAGAACTGGCCATTCATCGAGGGTGCAAGCCACCAAGCCAAAAAGGGGCGGTCGCCTCGGAAGCAACTAAGGCAAAACTTTCGGCAGCGGCGATACAGCGAAACGCCGTTCCGCCGCCGATTGGCGGATGGAACAAGGGAATAAAGAAATTGACCTGCAAGAGCGGTCATCCTCTCGTAACAGAAAACGTAATTGTCGTATCTCGCGACAATCGTACTTACCAACAGTGCCGGGCCTGCGCAATGCAGTACCAGCAAGTCTATCAACGCCGCTTAGCGGCAGGAGCTTAACGTGGCCGCTGGCGCATGGGTTTTTACTGACGAAGGTCGCACGGAACTGAGCAAGGGAACCTTTCTCGACGCAGATTCCTACAAGATTGCCCTGTTTCTCTCTACGTCTAACATCGGTGCGGCATCGACGACCTACGCCGCGTTGACGAACGAGCACGCAAACGCCAACGGTTACACGACCGGTGGCAAGTCCGTCACGCTGTCGCGTACCGGCACAACTACCGTCACGTTCGACGCTACTGACCCGGCTGCCTGGACTGCCTCGGGCGGTTCTATCGTGGCTCGCTTTGGCGTGCTGTACGAAGTGGCCGGGCGGGTGCTGGCGTACTTCCTGCTCGACTCAACGCCGGCAGACGTAACCGCGACGGACGGCAACACGCTGACGATCACGATTCACGCTTCGGGCGTCTTCACCCTCGCGTAATAAATGGCCCGCTTAGGACGGGGTATACCGCACCGCCCGCTGCTAACGCGGCAGGCGGTCCCTGCGGCTGGTGGTAGTGTATCCGTTACGCCAACGACCTTGGCGTTGACGCTGACGACCTACGCTCCGACTGTAGCGACTCCGCGAACGGCCACGCCTTCGTCTACCTTGATTTACGTGGTGGGGCTTGCTCCCACTGTATCGGCACCTCGGGCAGTATCGCCCGGTGTCCTGGCGCTAACTACGACGAAGTTTGCGCCTACGGTAGCAGCGCCTCGTGCCGTAACTCCCGGCGTTCTATCGCTGACTACTACGAAGTTTGCGCCGTCCGTTGTCGTTAATTCGCCGGTCACGCCGACTACATTTGCGTTGACGACGACGAAATACGCGCCCACGGTAGCGACTCCAAGGGCCGTCACGCCCGGTGTCCTGGCCCTGACGACGGCCAAGTTCGCCCCCACGATAGCAACGCCGGTTGCGATCACGCCCTCGACGCTTGCTCTGACCGTTACTGGCTTTGCTCCAACGGTAGCCGCTCCACGGCTGGTTACGCCGACTACGCTCGCACTGGCAACGACTAAATTTGCTCCGACTGTTGCGACCCCACGGGCTGTCACTCCCGGTCTGCTTGCCCTAACGACCACGAAGTTTGCGCCAACGGTAGCAACTCCGCGCGCTGTCACTCCCGGCACGCTGGCGCTGGTGCTTACCGGCTTTGCTTCCACAGTCACGGCAACGTCAAGCTCGCTGACGCCAGCGACCCTGGCCCTGGTTACAGCCAAGTTTGCCCCAACGGTAGCAGCGCCAAGGGCGGTAACGCCTGGCACCTTAGCGCTGACGACTACGAAGTTTGCGCCTTCGGTTGTCGTTAATCAGACGCTGGCGCCAAGCACGCTGGCACTTATTACGGCCAAGTTCGCCCCAACGGTAGCGGCACCTCGGGCTGTTACGCCCGGCGTGCTGGCCCTGACGACAACGAAGTACGCTCCGACGGTGGCGGCTCCTCGTGCTGCCACTCCTTCCACGCTGGCCCTGGCGACAACGAAGTACGCTCCCACGGTCACTCTGGGAACTGTAGCGACTCCGACCACGAAGGCACTGGCATTAACGACGTTCGCCCCAACGGTAACACTGCCGCGACTTCTGACGCCAAGTACGCTGGCATTGGTGCTGACGGGGTACGCTCCAACGGTGGCGTCTAACGCTCCGACTGTCACCGGCCCCTACTACGTCTCGGCCGCTCACTGGTGGATCCCTGGCCAGGTCGTCGGCCAAGCCTATGTCCCCGGGCAAGCTGCCGGCCAAGCCTACGTCCCTGGCGCAACGAAAGGTCAAGCAACGTGAAAAATATAGTCACCGATGCAGTTTACGAGGACAGCGGCTTTTCGCTGATGGCCAGAATCTACGGCCAGGCGGCGACCGCGATCACACAAGCGACGATTTCGTCGATCGCCCTCAAGGTGTACGAGGTCAGTTCCTCGACCTCGGTCGCGACGGCAACGCCGGTCGTGGCGACTTGCGTCTTCGACACGCTGCAAACGGACGCCTACTGGACGAAGGACTCGACCGGCTACAACTTCCGATATTCCACCTTAGCTGCGCAAGTTCCGACGGGCGGAAGCCGGTATATCTTCGAATTTACCTTCACGCCGGCGTCCGGCGCTGTCTTCCCGGTCGTTTTTGAGGTTCCGACGCTGGATCTGTACGGTTCCTGATTTGACCCTGCCTCGGCATGGTCGATAGATTGAAAGCTACTAAGTAAGGCTATCGAATTCACCCGAAGCCGCCCGGACCTGTGTCTCGGCGGCTTTTTTCGTTTCTTGGAGAAGGAAATATGGGCAAAGCAAAAATGACGCCGATGCAGAAAACCATTTTCGCGCAGGTCAACTCTGCTGCGATTCAACCCGGCTTCCGCGGCGCGTTTAGCGTCATTGGCCGCATTCTGGATGCGGTCAAGAACATCCTCGCCGGCCTGGATGACAACTTGACGCCGGAAGTCAAGAAGGAAATCGAGGCCGCGGCTATCGCCGTGTTTGACCTGCTCGTCGTCCTGCCGGAGCCGTTCGACGCCTTGTCGGACATGCTCTTCAAGAAAGCCCTTGAACACGTCCTGGGGGCCTAATGCAGTTCGCTCAATATCAAACCGAAATCGTCCTGGCTCTCCTGGCTCTCTGGGGCGCGTACAAGGTCTGGGGCAATTGGTCCTGGATTGCGTCCTTTTGGCCGTCGGCCGGCAAGAAGTCGTCCGACCCGACCCGCGACGACGCCGAAGCCGCGGTCAAAGTGCTGCGAATCTACTTCGCCAAAGTGCCGGCCAACGTCGAAATCTGCAAGACACTGTGGAACTCGCTTTGGGAGGCTCCCGGTGCCTAAGTTCGACTTCGGCGACTTCGTTTTCGTCGTCCTGCTGCTGCTTGCGCTATTTGCTGGCGGGGGCGGTGGCATTGGCGGCGGTTCGCCGGTATTTCCGACGACGAAGCGGGCGGTCGCGGTAATCCACGAATCGAGCGAACGCGGCAAGCTGACGGCCGGGCAACTGGCGGTCATCAATGGCGTTGTTTTTCGCGAGACTGTCGAAAAGTCTGGCGTTGTCCTGCGTGTCGTTGACCTCGACAACCCGGCCGCAACGGACGAAGCCTGGGTCGCTGCCGCCCTCAAGGTGGAACGCAAAAGCACTCCATGGATTGTCGGCTCTGGCCCGAAATCTGGAATCAGCGCCCCTCTTCCGGCGACGGCAACTTCTGCCGAAGCCCTCAAGCTCATCGAGGGGATCAAGTAATGCTATCTGTCGCCATGCCATCGAGAGGAATGACGAACGGGTGTGGAGATCGCCTCCGCGAACGCCATTCCAGCCGCCAGCCGGCGAAAAATAGTCTTGTAGTTGAATCCAAGCCGCTCGGACCACTCGGCGAGAGACAGCGACTGCCCGTCGTGAAAGATGATTTTACTTGTTCGGCGATTTCTCGTTTGGGTCTTTTTTATGGCCCACTCGCAGTTGCTTTTCTCGTAATTTCCGTCGTTGTTTTTTCGCTCGATGCTGTGCTTGCCGCTAGGCCGCGCGCCTATGTCGGAATAGAAGTTTTCGAACGAATTGCGCCAGCGATCGCAAACCAAAATTCCGCGATGAAAATACCGCTTCTTTTTGTCTGCGGACTTAAGGGTGCATCTGGAAATCATGTTTCTCCAGCAGGCGTACTCCGGAGTGTTGAACATTCCGTGGGTTGTTTTTCGCGATTTAGACACGGAAGCTCGCAGGCAGCCACAACTTTTTGTGATTCCGTTCCTGAGATTAGAGGAAGTGACGACGGTTTCGTTTCCGCATTCGCAGCGGCATCGCCAAGTCGCGAAAGATCGCTGCGTCCCCTCTCTTTTGACGACCGTAAGCTCGCCGAACTCAAGCCCTGCAAGATTGCGATAGTTTCCTGGGTGCTTGCCGCGATTCCACTCAGCCATTGCGAATCTCCTGTATTGGGTAACTCTAAGAAAAGTATAGGCGAACTCTATACTTCTGTCAATCATCCAGCGGGGACGCGATGTTAATTATTGGGGAAGAAAATTGGAAAGACCAAATCGGCGACGGGACGTCCGTGCTCGTCGGCGGCGAGAAGCGGCTTTTGTCTGCGATGCCGAAACCGGCCGGGCACAATTCCCGCGGATACTCCAAGTTGTTTGGCGCGGAAGTGCCGACGATTCCGCGTGGCGAATGGTCCGCCCGAATCAAGGAACAATCGAACCCGCTGGTTAAGGCCCGCGTTTCGGACTGCCAGCGATATGCCTCCGATAATCAAGGCTCATTTCCAACTTGTTGGAGCGCTGGCACGATGGCCGCTTTTGCGACCGCTCGAGTCATGCAAATGGGCTTTGCGGAATATCTGCGATTCTCGGCGATGGCGGTCGCGGTCCCTATCTCGGGCGGAAATTCTGGCGGATATGAAGGCGACGCGGTCGAGTATCTGACCAAATACGGCGGCGTTCCGGTGGACCTCTGGGGCTACACGGAACGGGTGAATAAAAACAACAATCCGCAAGTCCAGGCCGCTCGCCTGCGATACAAGTTGCTCGAATCTTACGAGTGCAACGGCTTCGACGAATTCGCCACGGCTTGCTTGCTCGGGTTCCCCTGCACTATTTCCTATAACTGGTGGTCGCATGTGGTAATGCTCTGCGACCTCGTGGAAATCGAGCCGGGTTCTTTCGGCTTCCGGATCCGCAACAACTGGGGCGAATCCTACGGCGACAAAAACGAGTATGGATTTGGCGGCTATGCCGTCATGCGAGAAGGAAAGGGCACTCCGTCGGGCGGATTTGCCTTGCGGCAGGTCATGTCGAGCCTGGCTGTGTCCGCATGAAAAAACTCTACCAAAAGGCGTGGATATTCGCCGCGCTGCTTTATTACACGATTTTGGATTCCCTGGGGCTTCTGAGTGAGGACGGAAAATGAACAAGTTTGATTGGCTGCTTGTGGTCTTGATTTCCTGCTGCTTTATTCCGGCTTGCAAGCCGGCTCCCAAGCCTGCGCCGGAATGGGTCGAGCCGATCGTCATTAAGACGGAATGCGATTGCAAGTGCGGCTCTGCGGCCTGCACCTGTTGCGAGCAAGTCGTGGTCGATGAGCCGGTATCTGAACCGATCCCCGAACCTGCGGCCTCTCCTGCCGTTGAGCCTCCGGCCGCTGCGCCGGTCTGTGCCGATGGCAACTGCGGCCAGTCTGAATCTCCCCGCCGCGGACCGTTTCGCGGAATCTTTCGCCGAAGATGATCCACCATGCTCGACTTCTTGCTGTTCGCTCAAGCCGTCCCGTCCGGTCCTATTGACTGGCAAGGCTGGGCGCAACTCGGCTTTGCCGCCGGCGTTGCCGTCTACCTGCTCGTCTACGACGGCCCGCGAACGCGCGACAAGTACGAAGCCAATTTGCGGGAAATGGTCAAGCAATTCAAGGAAATGATGGAGGAGGAGCGAGCCGCGCGCAAGGAGGAATTGAACCTCCTGCGGTCCGCTTTTAAGTGCAACGGATGACGATTTGACCCAGACCCGGAAATAGTGTCATGCTCGAAGGGTGCAAACGTGGAAGACCTGGTCGACCCTTTTGCGAACGACGAATGCCCCGACCCTTGGGATACTAGGTATGAGTCGCGTGCTAGTAATCTCCGACGTCCATTGCCCGGTCATGCGGCGCGGCTACGTCGATTTCCTCAACCGCACCCGCGACCTGTACGACTGCAACAAAATAGTTTGCATCGGCGACCTGGTTGACTGGGCCGCGATTTCTTTTCACGAGAAGAATCCTTCTCTCGCTAACGCCGAAGCCGAATTTTCGGAAGCCTACCGCCAAGTCCAAACGCTCGCGAAGGCGTTCCCGCGGGCTGAATGGCTGATTGGCAATCACGATTCCCTGACCGAACGACAAGCCAACGTCGTCGGCCTGCCGACTCGCGTCCTCAAGGACTATGCCGACCTCTGGGAAATCAAGTGGCGGACGCATCCGCGGTTCGCCAAGCTCATTGTCGACACCGTGGTCTATTCACACGGCGACTCCGGTCGCGGTGGTCAACATGCCGCCTTAGCGCAAAGCAAGGACAACTTTCGCTCGACCGTAATCGGTCATTTCCATTCGCAAGCCGGGATTTCCTGGTGGGCGAATTCCGATTTTCGCGTCTTCGGCCTCTCGGTCGGCTGCGGGATTGACGCCAGCAAGGCGGCGTTTGACTACGGCAAGCGGTTCGTCGCCAAGCCGGTCCTCGGCTGCGGCGTGGTGCTCGATGGCAAGCGAGCTTTTTTCGAGCCGTGGCTACTGCCGTCGGCCAAGGTGGAAGGCAAGAAGAGGAGGAAAGTGGCGTGAGTCTGATACTGGCAATTATCTATATCGTCTCCGGGACGGCGTTCATCACGCTCGGCGCGCTGGCGATTCTCTACGCGGGAGACACCAATGAGTGACCGAATTCGGGTCTATCTGGCCGGCCCAATTACCCAAGGGGACCGGGAGCACAACTTCAATCAGGCCGCGGACGCTCACAAAGCTCTGTTGGCCGCTGGCTTTGCGGTCCTAAACCCGATGCTTTGCATGAAGCTGCCGGGGTGCTGGGACATTCCTCATCGGACATGGCTCGACTCGGACTTGCCTTGGGTGGAGTGCGCGGAGGCGGTCTTGCGGCTGCCGGGGGCCTCGATGGGGGCCGACGTGGAGGTCGAGCACGCTCGAGAATGGAACATTCCGGTTTTCACTGATATTGCAACTTTGGTCGAGCATTTTAACGGGGAGGATGGGGAGTAATGGCGGAAATCAAGGACTCGGGGACGCGGACGGAATTCGACACGGGCGCTGTGCGGGATGCCGAAACCGGAAAGGGTCGATTTGACCTGATTCCCTACGAAGCCCTCGAACGGTTGGCGAAAATCTACGAGGCGGGCGGGCGCAAATATGCGGACAGGAACTGGGAGAAAGGCATCCCGACGCATCGGTATATGGACTCGGGGTTGCGTCACGCGATGAAGCACCTTGGCGGAAGGCGGGACGAGGACCATTTGGCGATGGCGGTCTGGAATTTCATGTGCCTGCTGCAAACCGAACACTGGATCGCGGAAGGAACCCTGCCGGCATCGCTGCAGACTCTGCCGCCTCCAAAGATTGGCGATTCTGTTCCCCCCTCTTGAAAGGATTGTTCTCATGCGTCCCCTTCTCCTCCTTGCCCTTCTCTTGGCCCCCTCTGTGGCCTGGGCTCAATCGCTCCCTCAACATCTGCAGGACATTAGCGTCACGGTCCACGCGGGCAACGGTAGCGGCTCCGGCGTCATTGTGACCCGAGAAACCAAGGTCAAGACTGCCGGCCCTGAAACGGCCAAGGTCAATTTCGTTTGGACGGCGGCGCATGTCGTCGACTCCCTGCGGGCCGAACGGGACATTATCGTCGCCGGCTCGCCGAAAAAAGTCGTCGAATTTAAGCCGATGTTTGTCTCGAAAGACCTCGTGGAAAACGGCCGGAAGGTCGGCGAAGTCAAGATGGAAGGCCGGATACTCAAGTACAGCGACGCCGAAAACGGCGAAGATTTGGCGTTGTGCGTGCTCTACAAGCGGGATTTCGTCAAAGCCAACACGGTTTTTTCCCTCGAAGACGCGCCGGCGGAAATCGGCGTCAAGCTCTTTCATGTCGGCTCGCTGCTCGGTCAGGGCGGAAGTAACTCGATGACGACCGGCATCCTGTCGCAAGTCGGGCGAGTCATCACGCTCAATAATCGGCCGATTCTGTTCGACCAAACGACTGTCACGGCATTTCCGGGGAGCTCGGGCGGCGGGGTCTTCATCGCGGAAGGTCCGACAGCCGGCCAATACTGCGGAATGCTCGTCCGCGGGGCCGGCGAGACGTTCAACCTGATCGTTCCGGCCAGACGGCTCAAGGAATTCGCCACGAAACATGATTTGCTTTGGGCGATCGACGAGAAGGCCGCGATGCCAAGCCTGGAAGACCTCGAAAAAATCACAGTGGAGGGGGCCAAATGACCCCGCTCTACGAAAAGACGCTCGAAGTCACGCCCGGGGGCCCGCCCTCGGGTGGAAAGCCAACGGCTGAGATTCACCTCTTGCCGTGGACGTACAAGCACGTCGCGGCCTGGGTAATTGCCAAGTACGCCGGCGGGCGCGTGACGCTCGACCGGGAAACGCTAAATGAACTCGCGCGTTTCAGATTAAAAGACGAGTTTGTCTCGCCGGCTGAGTTTGTGCTAACGGCGACGGAGTTTAGGGGGCCGATGTGATTAAGGCGACGATTTGGACGCTGTATTGGCTTTTGGTTTTCGCCTGTGCGGCGCTGGCCTTTGTTGCTCTTCGCCCCCATGGTCCTCCGGCAATGACTGTCGGGATTTACGTCTACAAGCAGGACGTCCAGCCGATTCAGGAATTTCGCCTGCGGTCTAGTTGGCACGTCCTGTGGGTCCGCGGCTATCGCGTCACGCCAGACGGGAAAAAAGAACTTGTCGAGGTCTTTCCTCCGTTCGTCCTCGACGAAGAAGAAGGCGACGGCGGCCGTCGCGTATTTTGGAATAAGCTCGACCCGAAATACGACCATGAACTCGTCGTTACGTTCCTGCGGGACGCTCCATGACCCTTGCCGCCGCCTTCCTCGTCGCGGTCCTGTCGATGGGGTCGCATCACGACCGGATCGTCCTCGAAGAGTCGGTCGATGTCGTCGAGGTCAATCACTTTTTTGACGGCGACGGCCGGCATGTCCTCGACCAGCTGCTCTTCTACCGGTGGAAAACCGACCATCACGAGCTGATCGACTGGCGGTCGGTGAAGTCGCCGGAATGCCTGCCAGTGCGTCACGGGGGCCATTGGGAGTGTTTTTGGACGGATGGCATCCAACTGAGGCGGATTCGCTGCGCGTCCTACCGTGAGTCCTGGGAGCAATATGACGTGGAGCTGGCCGACCGGCTCGGCAATCCCCCCGAAAGACGGCAAAAGCTGCGGGCGAAGTGAGCTATGGGCGGAACAGGCGGTCAATCGCCTGGGGTGCCGGGCTAATACGCTCGTCGATGTAAGCCCTCGTCGTCCTGGCATCCTGATGCCCGAGTAACGCCGTGGCATTCCAGCCGGCCGCCTGGAAGTGGCTCGCCACCGACTTCCTCATCCGGTGGAACATGCTTTTGCGGTCGAACGGCAAGCCGGCGAATGAGCCTTTCGCTTATTGCTAATTGTCCGATGCAAGTGTACTATAGGGGCATGCCAGTGGCAACTAAAAAAGACCCGAAAAAAGCAATCAGTGTTCCTGGTTACTATACATGCGAGCAAGCCGCTAAAAAGCTGCGGATGAAGGCTGACACCGTGCGGCGCTACGTCAACCGTGAGATTATTCCAGCCGGAATCCTCGGGGATGTCTATTTGATTTCGCAATCGGCTCTGGACACTTTTGCGGCTACACGGCGCAATCCAGGGCGTCCGCCAATGCATAAAATGGCGTAAATTCACGGTCTAAAAATTATTTTCGGAATTCCGTCAAAAGCCCGCTTGTAATTGTCCGATACATCGGATACCTTTCCTAAATCACACAAACGAACCGACTAGAACCGGGACGATTGTGGAAGAAAACAACAGCGGACTTCTTTGCGGACTGCATCATGCGTCTGCGTGAATCCGCCCTAACGGATTCGACAACTCAAGGATGAAAAAACACAGTGAGATACGGCAGCATTTGCAGCGGAATTGAAACCGCTACTTTAGCTTTTCCTGAACACTGGGAAGCTGGCTGGTTTTCCGAAATAGACCCGTTCTGTTGCGCGCTACTGAAAGAAAAGTATCCCAATGTCAAAAACCTCGGCGACATCACAACCGCGAAAAACTTCCCGGCAGTTGACCTTATTGTCGGCGGAACGCCCTGCCAGTCGTTTAGCGTCCAGGGGCTTGGAAGAGGCATGGATGACCCTCGTGGAAAACTTACGCAACGATTCTGCGAAATCATTGGCGACACTCGTCCAAGTTGGGTCGTGTGGGAAAACGTCCCCAATGTCTTGCGAATCGACGGCGGACGGGCTTTTGGCTCCTTGCTCGGGGGGCTGGCAAAACTCGGGTATGGGTTTTCGTGGCGAGTGCTGGACGCTCAATACTTCGGAGTCCCCCAGAGACGCAAGCGTCTCTTTGTTGTCGGACATTATCGAAGCTGGCAGCGTCCAGCAAGCGTTCTGTTTGACGGAACATCAAATATCCAGGCTGACAACGAGGCTGGCGAAGTATGCGGGCCAGGGCAATCTTCTCCTGAAAGCCATAGAGAGATTCTCTTTGGGTGGACGGGGGACGAAACACCCAAGTACGGAATCGAAAAAGTCCCAACGCTCCGCTCCCAGCAGGGCGGCGAGGGGGTCGGCTTCGTCGGAAAAGGAATGTGTCGGAAACTAACTGTAACTGAGTGGGAACGATTACAAGGAATTCCAGATGGGTACACGAAAATCGAGGGATGGTCAGACAGCCAACGGAAGCACGCAATTGGAAACGCCTTCTGCGTCAACGTCATGCGGTGGATCGCAATGCGAATCAGCTTCGTTTCTTCCAATGGGGCACTACTACGAGGAGGCTGACCCGGTTTATCTGTGCCGGGCGATATGCCTGGTTTACTCGCGATGGGTCGCGTCCGGAAAAAAGCCCGGCAGCGACAACATCATTAACTCGACTAGGCTAGCACGCCCCGCACTTGTCGCTGAAATAATCGAGGAGTGGTCAAGAATTGTCGGCCTAGACCCGGTGGATGACATGTTTCCATACCACGAAAGTTACGTGATTAAAAAATGGGTTGACTTTCGAAAAATGAAAGACGCTCACAAGGCCGCCTGGATCGCGGAATCCGAAAAGGACTAACTATGCCCACCCTCACAATCACCAACAACGAATGGACGTTTACTTGGCCGGACGGGACGAAGCTCGTCGCGCCGTCCAAGCAAGCACTGGAAGAAGCTCTCGACGCACTGGAGGCACGAGGATGGTCGAAATCGTCATCGAAAAAGACAACTGCTCGGCCAGCATCGGCGACGACGTCACCATCCTCACGCCGGACATGAAAACATTGCACGACATTTTGGAACGCCTCGGGGCGTTTAGAGAATCATTCGGGACCGCGGGCCTGCTCGGGCCACGAGACGCGGAACCGGAAGACGACTGCTGATTGGTTTATCGACGGGAGTAGCGGCAGGATGTCCGCGAAACCGGTTAGGGCGGGTTTGATTCCCGCCGGCAGTCTTTAGGGGTACTACTTTATGGACGCGATTGAAAAACATTTTTTGGCCACGAGGACGGCTCGTGCCGTACAGGCGGGGCTCGACATTAGCGAGCCGGCGCAAACGGCGGAGTGTCCTGGATGCCACCGCGTTACCGCTGTCTGTAGGCGTCGAATGAATACGGCTTATGTCAACGAGGAATCAAACTGGGTGACCTGCTGCGACGAGTGCTTCGCTGAAACCGTCGAGCACTTCGCCGACCTGTGGGCAACTTATTATTCGTGAGATTTTAAGCATCTCGGCTTGTAGCCGGGTAGTTATTAGTAGTAACCCCGACGCCGTGGCGGGCAACCCACGGCAAACACACCTCCGCCATGAGGCCGCTGCCTGTTACCAGCGGAATTGGCCGGTGAGACGTTCGAGCCGGGAGTGATACAGCCAATCGACGTCATTCAGTGTTTGGGAAATTGAGACGGGTCAGCCGGGGCGAAAGTTTCGGCTGACCATTTTGAAGACTGGGAGTAGCGATTCCCAAGACGAACCGGAACAGACGTGCGAAGGTCGCCGAATAGCAAAGGGGGCGAGCCGGTGAGTCCTTGAAGCGGCTGGGAAACTGGTCGCAAGTGGTAGTCACGCACGACGCCAAGCATTGGACCCGAGTCGGCGGGAGGTGCGAAGTGAAGTAGATAACTAAAAGTGTGCCTGATGAGGCCGGGTCAATGGCACGACGCGAAAGCGGGAACGACCCGGCAAATGCTTGGGATTGGGACGTAGGTCCCCGAGTTGTTGGTCCTGGCGAACGTGGCCAGGGTGTACCGCAACAGTGACAAAATGAATGGGGTGCGACTCCCTGCCTGAGCACTGTAGGAAATGGAGCGGCGGTAGAGGAATCGCCCGAAAAGGATTTCACGCTGCTGGTCCGGTCGAAGCATGGGAGCTGAACGCCGGCAGCAGCTTTTTAAGGAGGTGTCCCATTTTAGTTTTATCGAGACGGGTCGGTGAAGTGTTGACGATTGGCGAAAACATCAAAATCACGGTCACGCAAATCAGGGGCGACAAAGTCCGCATCGGCATCGAAGCGCCGAAGGAAGTCCGGATCCTGCGGGACGAACTCAAGGATAAGGAGGCTGGAAAGTGAAGTACATGCCAGAACAAATCAAGGAAGTCCTCGACGCTCACTATCGCTTTTTGAAAGGCGAGGCGACTGGAATCAGGGCGAACCTGTACGAGGCGAAAAACGCCGAACTCGCCATCGCTAGCACTCGCATCCTTCCAGAAGGCGCATTGATCGGCTGGAAGAAATGCCGCAACGGGGTAATCGTCAAGCTCCGCATCCCAGAAGCCGCCAAGCGGTCACACGCCTTTGGCCGCAAGTGCCGAGCGGAGTTTGCGGAAGTGCTGGAAGTCATCGGTGCTGATTTCGGCGTGGCGAATTACGACGGCAAGACGGAATACCGCATCGGGCAAACCGTGAAGCCGCGCGAATGGAACGAGGATTACGCGATTGAGTGTGCTGGTGGCATCCACTTCTTTATCACGCGAATAGAGGCGGAGGAGTACTAGCCATGAACTACATCCCGCCCGCAGGCCAACTGTTCATCGTCGCGTTTTCGGTACTCATGCTCTTCGGATTTTGGGCGTTGTACGCCGTCACCGAAGACGACGGATTGGAGGATTTTTAAGATGAAAATCGGCCATAAAATCAAAGTCCAAGGCGTCTTTGCCGAATTCCTCGGGGACGCTGGCGTCGAGTCGGCTCGCGTCAAATACGAGGAAAGCGGGCTCGTCCGCACGGTCCCACGGTCGTCGGTCAAGGCCAGGTCGGGCCGGACGGCTGAACCAAAGCCGGCCAAGAAGAAGAAGCGGAGGAAGCGAAAGCCTGTCTCTGGACGGGAGGTCGGCATGGCCTACACGATGGCCGAATTTAACCGCTGGCACAAGGTAAAAAAGCACCGGTTTCACGACCCTGACGCTCCGCCCCACGAGGACAACAAGGTCTGCCTCTCGCCGGACCACGAGGCGGCCTACCTGGCAATCCGGGCGGCCAAGCAAGCGGCCGGCGAATCGACCTGGGGGCACGACCAGCAAAGCCGCCGGCTCGACCAGCGGACGGGCGGCTACCGGCAAGGCCGAACGGGATTTATGGGGGTGGGACGTGGGTAGTATCCTCTGCGGCGACTGCCTCGAACTAATGAAGGCGATGCCGGACAAGTCCGTCGATTTGGTCTTTACGTCTCCTCCCTACGAGGCGGCCAGGACATATGGCATCGCGTTCAAACTCAAGGGCCAAGACTGGGTCGATTGGGCGGTCGAGCGGTTTGTCGAGTGCGTGCGGGTTTGTAAGGGGCTGGTGGCGTTGAAAGGCCATTGCTAAAGAAGGCAGGGGGTGGAGCGTGACGACGACGAGGGGTAGGATTATTGGGATGCGTCCCCGAAAGACTCATCCCGACGCGACAACGCCCGAAGGGCAGGTCGCTATCTACCTGGGCTATCTCATGCGGTCCAAAGGGATGAACGCGCTCAAGCTGGCGGAAAAACTAAACGTCAGCCGGGCGACGGTTTTCAACTGGCTTCGCGGTGAAGGCGTCGGCGGCTCTCTGGCTCACTGGCCTGAAATCGCCAAATTGTTTCGGCTCGGCAAGTGGCAAAATGTCGCCCCGTCCGAAGAAATTTTGAAGAAAATAGCCGGCAAATAGGCCGATTTTCAAGAAATCCAGAAAATTAGACAATACCGGGCTTGACTTGGTTGTCTAACTAATTAGACTTGGCTGTGTGGTCGATAAATAAAAAAAGGCCGCTCGCGTCTTGTCCACGCGAACGGCCCGAAGCCGAAACCCCTCATTCACGAAAGGAAACGACCGATGCAATCTACCGCAATCGCCCTGCCGCGACAACTCGCCGCACGGCTCGAACTGGCGACCGACGAGGCCATGCGACAATCTGGCCACGGTGAAGCCTACGACATCGCCAAGTCCCACCTCCGCCGCGTCCTGGCCGAAGTCAAACGGTTCCGTGAACTGACGGACTGGGAAAGGCGGATGGCATGAACACTATTTCCGAAGGCATCACTCGCGACCTGGAACGAATCGAGCGGGCTTTCCCCTCGTGGATGGCTCCGACGTTCAACGTTGGCCCGATGGGCTTTCCACCGGCTTTATCGAATCCCTGCGTCGACCTGTCCGGCCTGCTCGGGACGCCAGCGGCGCAAGACCCAGTCGCCGACGAGCCGGTAGATTCGGTCCTTCCGGGCGAATGCTTTTACTGCCACTCCAAGGCAACTCACACCAAAGGCAGCGGCGAGCCGCTGTGCCGATACCACAAGCAATTTTTTTGGTCGAAACCAATCATCGAGGAGGATGAAACGTGCAAGTCTTAACCGGACGGAAGCTCAAGCCGCGGCGGATTATGAATTACGGGATCCACGGCTGCGGGAAATCGACCTGGGCCAGCGAGGCCCCTGGCTGCATCTTCATCGACATTGAAGACGGCCTAAACGACATCGACTGCGACAAGACGCCTCGGTGCAACGACTTCGGCAACGTATTGACGGCTATCTCCTGGCTCCTGCAAGAGAAGCACGATTATAAGTGGGTGGCGGTCGATACCCTCGACTGGCTGCAGGCTCTCATCTTCGCGAAAGTCTCGCAAGACGCCGGTGTCGCGTCCATCGAGAAAATCGCCTACGGCAAGGGCTACGAAGCCGCGGTCAAGTGCTGGGATTACCTGCTGAAAGGCTTCGACGCCCTGCGGGACAATCGCGGCATGGGGATTATCCTCCTGGCTCATGCCCGCATCGCCAAGTTTGCCAGTCCCGAAACTGACAGCTACGACCGTTACGAGCCGGACCTGCATAAAGCCGTCAACGGCATGATTCAAGAATGGTGCGACGAGGTCTTCTTCTCGTCTTACCGGGTCTTTACCCGATCCGAAGACCTCGGCTTCAACAAGGTCCGCCAAATCGCGGTCGGCGGCAAGGACCGCTTCATCCGCACGAATGCCAGCGCAGTTGCCGAAGCGAAAAACCGCCTTCGCCTGCCTGACGAATTGCCCATGGAATGGGCCGCTTACGCTCAATATCTGCCGCAGGCGGGCTTGATGCCGCCCCTGCCTCCGGCTCCTGCTGTCGCTGGCCCTGCCAGTGCCGACGGGAATATCTCTGGCGTCGTCAACGATGGTTCTTCGAAGAAAGAGGGTTAGTTTTATGGCAGATTTTGGTGCAAGTGGCTTCGACGCGAACAAGGTCGAGCCTAATGACGGCTTCGACCTGATTCCCGCCGGCGACTATGAGGCAATCATGGTCAAGTCCGAGAAGAAGGCGACGAAGGATAGTACGGGCGACATGCTCAAGACGGAATTTCAGATCCTGAACGGCAAGTATCAGAATCGGAAGCTGTTCCACAACTTCAATCTGTGGCTCGGCTGCCGCTTGCCGGCGGGGACGGCGATTCCCGAAAACACGAAGACGGCAATCCGGATTTCGGAAGGCAATCTCTCGGCCCTGTGCCGGGCGGTCGGCGTCCTGACTCCGAAGGCGTCCGAAGAGCTGCATAACAAGCCGGTGCGAATCTCCGTCAAGGCGATTCCCGCCAAGGGCGAATATGCGGCCAAGAACGAGATTTCCTCGTTCAAGCCGCGCCAGTCCGGTCCTGGCGGTCCGCCGCCCGCGGCTCCTCCGGTCTACCAGCAGGCTCCCGCGGCTTTCCCGCCGTCGGCTCCTGTGGCTCCCGGTCCTGCGGCTCCGGCTTACGCTCCGGCAACCCCCTGGGGGTAATCGTCCTGCCTTGTGCTCGGTCGCGGCGCTCGCTGCGGCCGGGTGCTGGCTCGCCCGGTTGGTACGTTCCAGACGGTTCGATTCCGTCGCTGGCGACTTTTTAGGATTCTCATTCGCACGGACTGCCAATGTATTCTCTTCGACCATACCAGCAAGACGCCTGCAATTCCGTCTGGAATTTCTTGCTGAACAGTTCTGGCAATCCGGTGATTGACACTCCGACCGGCTCTGGGAAGTCGGTCATGTGCGCTGAGTTGTGCCGGGAAGCCGTCCAACGGTGGGGCGGAAGAGTGCTGGTGTTGGCTCACAGAGCTGAGTTGCTAAAACAAAATGCCGAAAAAATATCCTCGTTTCTGCCGCCGGATATTTTGTGCGGAATCTACTCGGCGGGACTCAAACAGCGAAGGACCGACCTGCCGGTCATTTGTGGCGGCATTCAGTCCGTACACAAAAAGGCTGCGGAATTCGGCGTTAGAAATCTAGTCATTATAGATGAATGCTTCACTGGCGAAACGCTCGTCGCCACGCCTGGCGGCAATCGTCGAATTGAAGAGATTCGCGTCGGCGATCTGGTCTTAAACGCCAGCGGAGTCGGTCGCGTCCTGTCCACGTTCAATAAACAAGCAACTTCTATTCTGAAAGTTGAGGTTAGCAATGGCCATGTTTTGTCCTGCACTCCAAACCATCGATTCTTCACCGACCGCGGCTGGATCCGGGCCAATTGCCTGGAAGTTGGAGAATCGCTTGCTGATTCACAAGCCATGCCTTGGCTGTGGAACTCCATTGCATCCGCTGATTCGCGCCTCGGACGGGAAGCGAAAGGACGCCCTGTATCCAAAATCTCGCTGGGCTCGCACGAGGTACTGCAGCATTCGGTGCGCGAAGCTGCATTTCAACCCGGTCGGCACGCCGGAGGTGCGGAAAAAGTTGAGCGACGGCCACAAGGCCAAGGGATATTTCCCGAAGGTGCGAGGTGGGAACGGTCGGCCATTGCCGCCAGTGGTCGCAAACATGCTTGCGATCCTCGGGGATGGGTGGGAACCGGAAGTCGCAATCCCGACGAAAAAGCCCAAAGTGAAGGGCGGCGGATACCCAACTTGCTACAAGCTGGACATCGGGAATCGCAGCCTGAAAATTGGGATAGAGTGCGACGGCCGTTCACACGATATGTACGGCCGGAAAGCACTGGACGCCAAGAAAGACCTTTTGTTGTCCGAACTTGGCTGGAAGGTAATCAGGATCCGGAACGAGCAAGCCGCCGAACTGTGCATGACCTGCAAGTCAGTGGCCACCCTTCTTACTTCGCTGGGGGTGTCCTGGTCCACAATTGTCATTTAGTCCCTACTGCCGGCGAAGGGATGTACCGGGCTTTCCTCGACGACCTGCGAAGCATCAATCCCAAGCTCCGCATGGTCGGCATGACGGCTACGCCGTACCGGACGGGCGAAGGGGCGCTCTGTCGGCCGGATGGGCTGTTTCAGCAGATTTGCTATACGGCTCCGATTCCGCAATTGATTTCGCAAGGCTACCTGAGCCAGATTATCAGCAACGTCGGCGACGCCTCGGCAGATACCTCGAAGCTGCATATTCGGGCGGGCGAATTCATTAATTCCGAGATGGAACAACTTTTCGACGTTCCGGCGGTCGTCAAGGCAGCCTGTGCGGAAATCGTCTCCAAGTCTGCCGGCCGTCAATCGGTCCTGGTCTTTTGCTCTGGGGTGGAACATGCCAAGCACGTCGCGCAAGAGCTTTCCACCTTGACCGGCGAGAAGTGCGGGACCGTGACTGGCGACACCCTGCCAATCGAGCGGGCCAATACTCTGAGCGACTTCCGGAACCGGCGGCTGCGATGGCTGACCAATGTCGACGTCTTGACGACTGGCTTCGACGCCCCCTGTATCGACTGCATCGCCGTGTTGCGGGCGACTTGTTCGCCTGGACTCTACAGCCAAATTTGCGGAAGAGCTTTCAGGCTGTTTCCCGGCAAGGATAACGCGCTGATTCTCGACTTCGGCGAAAACATTTTGCGCCACGGACCCCTCGACGCGATCGACTTCGGCAAGCCGAAAAAGAAAAATCCGGACGCCGACGCGCCGACCAAAAAGTGCGTCAACTGCGAGCAAGATGTGCCGCTCTCGGCCGCCGTCTGTCCGTTCTGCGGCTTTCAGTTCCCGCCGCGGGAACTCAAGCACGGCGAAGAGGCTGACAAGCTGGCGCAGATCCTCTCGAAGCCGCAAGACTGGCTTGTGGAAGAGGTCAATATGGCTCGCCACCAAAAGGCCAAAGGCATCGGGCCGGACACGCTGCGGGTGGATTATATCTGCCGCGTGCCGGGCTACGAAGGCAATCTCGCTCTCGAAAAAATCAGCGAATGGGTTTGCCTCGACCATGACGGCTGGGCCGGCCAAAAGGCTCAAGCCTGGTGGCGGAAGCGAAGCGACGCAGCTCCCGTTTCTGACGATACTGGTAGTTGGATTGATAGCTGCATCGACTGGTGGAAACGCGGGGCGGTCGCGACTCCGACGAGGATAACGACCATTCGCGAAGGCAAGTTTTACAGAATCACGAATTACGTCCTCGACCCGATTCCGCCGGAAGAAAACTGGCAGGCGGAAGCGGTGCGGGGCGATGTGTTTGAAACAGAGGAGTTGCCTTTTTAGTGTGGATAATCCCATCATCAATACGCTTGGACTTTGCAGCGGCGTCGGCATGCTCGAAGAAGCCGTCCGCCTCGGCTGCGAATACTTCGGACAGCGAACACGAATTGCGTGTCTCGCTGAGTGGGAAAGTTACGCCGCGGCCACGCTCTTGGCCCGGATGGAAGAATCGAGCTTGGAGCCTGCCCCTATTTGGTGCGGCGATCTGGGAGGCTTCGACGGGAAGCCGTTTCGCGGACTGGTGGACATCCTCTGCGCTGGCCTGCCGTGTCAGCCCTACAGCGTCGCCGGGAAGCAAAAAGGCAATGAAGACGAAAGGAGCCACGGGGAAGACGGCGACGGGCCAATCGTCCAGTTCCTGCGAATCATTGCCGAGTGTCAGCCCGCCGTGGTGTTCTGCGAAAACGTCCCTCCCTGGGTTTCAGGAGGATGGTTTCGACCTGTCGGAGAAGAACTATGCCGATTGGGTTACACGGTCGAAAGCCCGCTCTTTGTCACTGCGGAGAGCGTTGGCGCGAGTCATAGGCGGGAAAGATGCTTTGTGCTGGCCCACTGTCTGCACGGCACAAAATCGGAATTCCCGCGGGGCAATCGTTTTGGAAGGCGAGCCCCATCAGAACCACGGGACGGCTTTCGGATTGGAACAGGTCATCGAAATGACGATGGGAATTCTTCCGAAGGAGTGCAAGTCATGGGACGAAGTTCCACCGGGATACCAGCGGTTTCGGGACACGATGACTTGGCCCTCCCCTCGCTCGGAAGACTCGGAAAGCTGCGGGAACCATCCGGGGGCGACGGATTCACTGACGGGGGCGGTGGCGGGAATGTGGCAGACTCCGCGGAACTGCGGGGGAGCCGACGCAACAACGGAAAGCCACGAGGGGGCGGCAAACCTAAAAGCACAGATTGCTCAATGGGCGACTCCCGCGGCCCACGAAAGGGCGAGCCTGCCGCGCGAAGTAGACCACGGAATTCAACTGGCGAATCAAGCGGACGCCTGGCCGACACCCAACAGCCAGGACCACAAGTGGACCGACCTGGAATCACGCAGCGGGGGAGCGAGCCTATCCCATGCGACGGAAACGGGAGTGTTCTCCCACTCTTCGCCCCCGGACCCTCTGCCGACTGGAGCGAAATCCCGCCGCACCTCTACCCGGCGCTTGAACCCGGTTTTCGTGTGCTGGTTGATGGGGATGCCGCATTGCTTTTGGACGAGGGCAGAGCCGACCAGCTTCGGTGCAGCGGAAACAGCGTCGTGGCGGTCTGCGGCGCGGTCGCTTTTGTTGAACTTATGCGGCAAGCAATGAAAGAATAGGCATCATGGACGTTCCTCAATCACTATTCGCTCGGCAGCAATGGATCCTCTGGAAGTACGTCGGCCAGGATCGCCGGAAAGTACCCTTCCAAGTCAGCGGCGAGCCGGCCAAGTCCAACGACCCGGCGACGTGGTCCGACTACCCGGAAGCCGCGGGCGTGCTGGCGGAAGCCGATTGGCAGGCGGAAGCGGTGCGGGGCGATGTGTTTGAGGATGAGGAAATTCCGTTTTGAAGTAATGAGAAAATGAACTTCTACAACGAATTCGACCAGAAGGCAGCGGCTTGGCTGCGAGAACTGATAAAGCAGAACCTTATTCCACCTGGCTACGTCGATGAGCGTTCCATCAAAGAAGTCGAAGCGAAAGACCTTGCCGGTTACGCCCAGTGCCACTTCTTCGCGGGAATCGGCGGCTGGCCCTACGCCCTCCAACTTGCAGGGTGGGCAGACGATGTTCCCGTTTGGACTGGAAGCTGCCCATGCCAACCGCTTTCGTGCGCCGGAAAGCGAGCGGGCGAAATGGACGAAAGACACCTCTGGCCAGACTTCTACCGCCTCATCGCGGAGTGCCGCCCTGCAACGGTCTTTGGAGAGCAAGTTGCGAGCAGCGACGGACTTGAATGGCTCGATGGAGTATCGCTTGACCTGGAAGAATGCGGCTATGCCATCGGGGCGGCGAGTCTGCCTGCTGCGAGCGAAGGCGCGCCCCACGGGCGACATAGGATTTTCTGGGTGGCCGACGCCGCGGACGAAGGACGAAGCGAAAACGCTCATCGGCAACAAGGCAACCGTCAACGACAAGGGGCGGGTAGTACGCCAGAGTGGGCAGGATTTTTCAATGGCGCTCACGGATGCCGTTGGCCTTCTCGAAATCAAATCCTGGGCGACTCCGCGGGCACGGGACAGCAAGAACAATGGCGTGAGTATCGCCCGAGCGGCGAAGGGAGTAGCGGACTCGTTGGATTTGCAATGCAAGCTGGTGTGCCAGAGTGGAACGGCCCCACCATCGCCGTTAAGTGCTCAGATGGATCTCGCCGCGTATCCGCTCAACCCGGCTCATTCCCGCTGGCTCATGGGCTACCCGCCCGAATGGGACGCCTGCGGGGTTACGGCAATGCAATCGTTCCGCAAGTCGCGGCCAAGTTCATAAGAGCGCACGTCGAAGGCACCAGCTAGGAAAATCATGGACGTTCCCCAATCACTATTCGCCCGGCAACAGTGGATCCTCTGGAAGTACATCGGCCAGGACCGGCGGAAAGTACCCTTCCAAGTAAACGGCCAGCCGGCGAAGAGTAACGACCCAGCGACCTGGTCCGACTACCCGGAAGCCGCGGCAGCCTTGCAGGCGGGCACGTTTCAGCCCTACGACGGGCTCGGCTTCGTCTTCGCGGACGGCGGGGATCTGTTCGGCTGCGACCTGGACGGCTGCCGGAATCCCGAGACGGGCGAGATTGCGCCCTGGGCGATGGACATCCTGGGGAGGCTTTCCACCTACTGCGAAGTCTCGCCAAGCCGGGCGGGCGTGAAGTTCTACGGCAAGGGCAAGATTCCTGCGAACACCGGCAAGAAAATCAACGTCAACGCCGAACCGTGCTCGTACAAGATGCCGGGCATCGAGCTCTATGACCACGGGCGTTATTTCTGCTTTACCGGCAACCACCTGGAAGGCACGCCGCGGGAGGTCAAGGAATGCCAGCCGGCCCTCGACGAGCTCTTCGCGAAGTATTGGCCGACGGCTGCGAAGCCGGTCTATGTGCCTCCCGCCAGGACGAATACGGCCGATCGGGCTTGGAAGTACATTTCGCTCATTCCGCCGGCGGTCGCGGGCTCTGGCGGCCACAATGCCACCTATCACGTTGCCTGCATCCTGGTTTGCGGGTTCGCTCTCTCTGAGGACGAGGCTTTCGGCCTGCTAAGCCAGTGGAATACAACTTGCCTTCCACCATGGTCGGAAAGGGAACTGCGGCACAAGATAGCATCTGCCGCCAAGTCGGGGGGCCCTCGGGGCGAACTACTCAACTCGGACACGTCCAGCGGGCCGCCGGTCGACCTGAGCGGCCTATTTTCCGGCCCTCCGCTGGAAGTGTCTGCGGTTCGCGAGCCGGAGCATAAGCCGACGGCGACGAGGCAGGGTGTAAAAAAAGACAACCTACTGAATTCCTCGGTGGATCTGTCGATGGACCCGGATATGCTCAACCCCGGCGGGCTGATCGGCGACATCATCAAGCACAATCTGGAAACGGCCATGTATCCACTGCCGGAGCTGGCCTGCGCGGCGGCAATTAGCCTGATGGCGACGATTTGCAGCCGGAAGATACGCGACTCCTTCGGCACGCGGACGAATTGCTATCTGCTCGGCCTGGCACCCTCGGGGACTGGCAAGGACCATGCCCGGCTTATCAATAAAGAAATCCTCATCCGCGTCGGGCAGGAAAAGATGGTCGGGCCGGAGCGGGTCGGCTCGGCGGCCGGCATGGTGACAGCGATTGCCGAAAGCCCGGCGATTCTGTTTCAACTGGATGAAATCGCGCACTTGCTGCAGACGATGAAGAATCCCGGCAAAAGCCCCCATCTTTACAACATCGGCACGGTGCTGATGCAGCTCTACAACTCAAGCAAGGGCCTGTGGGTCGGGGACGCCTACGCGGACAGCAAGAAAACGAAGCGAATCAACCAGCCCTCGGCGTGCGTCTACGGCACTGCGCCGCCGGATGCGTTCTGGGCCAGCCTGACGACGGAAAACGTCTCTGACGGCCTCTTGGGGCGAATGATGGTATTTGAGTCGGCAGGCGAAAGCAAAATGCAATCGCCCTGCGAAGTGGAAGTCCCGCGTTCGATCCTCGAACGGGCCAGGATGTGGACCGACTTTGTGCCGGGGACTGGGAACCTGGCCAGTCAGAATCCTGAGCCGCAAATTGTCCAATATTCGCTGTCGGCTACCAGACGGATGAACCAGCATTGGGTCGATATCCACGAGCGGGGGGCGAAGGACGACAAGATTAACGCCCCGCTGTGGAAGCGATCGGGCGGCAAGGCCGGCAAACTGGCTCTCATCTTTGGCGCGTCTCGGGCTGCGGATCCCAAGAAGGTCGAGGTCGACGACGAGGACGTCCATTTGGCTATCCGCCTGTCCAACTGGATGACGCGGCGGATGATTGCGATGGTGAAGGGTCATGTCAGCGAAAACGACCGGGAAGGGCAGTACAAGCGACTGCTGCGGATCATCGCCGAAGGGGGCCGGATGTCGTCCTCGGAACTGACCCGCAAGACCCAATTTTTAAACCGCTTCCAACGGAAGGATTTGATGGAAGATTTGGTCCATTCAGGAGATATTAAACAAGAGGTCGAAACTTCTGAAAACAATAGGACAGTGACGTACTTTAGATTCAATTTTGAGGGCATGAACTGAGTTTTGACGGCGATGAATTCAGTCTGTAGAAAATCTTTCGGGGGGGTGACCAAAAAATGCTCGACTTGAATCAAGAAAGTCGATTTGAAACGCCAAGTCCTTTGGTGGCAATAGCTTAGATACTTAATTCAATAATACTACTACTACTATATATATATATAAAAGAGAGAGTATTTACATTTCTCTATATAGGGATGTTTAGGAACCGTGAACCCATGCCAGTCAACAAAAATCCAGAAGTTTTTTCCCGACCCGGAACGGCGGTCAAAATCGACCTGCCGTTACCGCCGGACGAGGTATATCCAAACGCCCGGCCGCACTGGTCGGCGAAGTCTCGGGCGACCAAAAAACAGCGCCAAGCCGCCGCTATCCTGGCCCGCCAGGCCACCCAGTTCCGTTGCTATGGCTTCCCGTGGAAGGCTGCGACTGTCCAGGCGACTTTTTACCGCGGACGCCGTATCGACACGGACAACGCATTGGCGAGCCTCAAGGCCAGCTTCGACGGACTGGCTGACGCCGGCATCATAGCGAACGATAGCGGCCTGACTCATCTGCCGGTCGTCCAAGTGACCGGCAAGGCGACCGGCGGACGGCGCGGCGTCGAGCTGCGGATTGTGAACAGAAACCCTTAACCCACCAGCCAGACACCAGCATGACCACGCACCGCATACCCAAGGAGTAACCCCATGCCCAAGCCCCCCAAGCCGAAGACAGCCGAGCGGATAGTCGCCGAACGGATAGCGAAGCGACTAATGAAGTCCGACTTCCGGTACGTTCACTGTGCCGATCCAGTCAGTAAAAAGTGTTGCACATGCCGAGAGCGAATGACTGAAATCATCACCGAAGAACTCACCCGCACGAAAGGAAAGTAACCGTGGACGCCAAAGCAGAACTCATCGAACTAGCTGGCATCCTTCGCCATCAGCACTCGGCATACTTACGGAGCAAGGAGCAGTTCCTGCGGGACGTTGCCGAGCGAGCCGAGAAATTGGAGCGGCTGCGGGAAGTGGTGGCGAAGCTCCTGCGACTTCGGCACCGATACATCAACGGCCCAGTTACCGAAGTTTCTACGGACGATTTGAATACATGCTTCGGGGAAGTGCAGTCAGCCATCGCCAGCATCCCCGCGACGACTCAACCCAAGGAGCAACCATGACCACCCCAACCACGCCGCCGACCTGCCCGAAGTGCGGAGCCGATCCGCTTCCTACCAACATGCTTGGAAATCCAGTCTGGGAGTGCAAATCTCTAGTTAGCATCTTTGACGGGCAATTCCGCGAGTCAAGTCGTTGCAAGGACCAGCAATTCGCCAAACTCACCAGCGAACTTGCGGAAGCGGTTGCTGCCAAGGAGTTAGCACCGGACCACTACGAACGCATGGCGAAACTTGGAGAAGATGCTCTTTTTAAAATCGCCAAGAATCTGGGAATAAAACACGGTTCGGAGCATGAAAGGTGCTGTTTTAATGACAGGTATGAGCATATCGTTGTAGCGGTTGCCGCCGCACTCACCGCCCCTCCACCACCAGCACCAGCAGAGCCAGCGGGGAGGGAGGACTTGACTCAAAAAATCAGAGACACTTTTGGCGGAACTGTACCCTATGAAGGAGTTGGAAAATGATAGTCGAAGCAAAAGCAAAATTCTCGTGTGACGATTGCGGGACTGAATTCTTTGTAAAGCTAGACCCCGCTTACGACCCTCCCGACGACTGGACCGTGTTCGACGTGGCTGTCGACCAGATTCGCGGTGGACTGCACTACGAGGACGGGCATGAAGACCCCATTGAAACCGGCTCGGGTTCCGTGGAAGAGGAGCGGCACTACTGCGCCCGATGCACTCGGAAGCGAGACGCCACCCCTCCCACCCCACTCAGCCAGCCAGCCGAGCGGAAGGAGACGGACCACGCCCGCGATTGCGTCGAGCTGATGATTGAACGCTGCGACGGCATTGTGACGATGGATAGCGACCAGCGAAGAGACAGCAAGGCGTGGATGCTGGAATGCGTTCAGGCGACAATCACCGCCGCAACCGCCGAGCTACGTTGTCAAGTAAAAGCCTGGGAGGAAACATGCCGCGTAGATGCACGCAACCGCGACTTCTGGCGTGACATCGTGCATTCGATTGGTGAGCTGTTCGGCGACGCTGCCAAAACCGACGACGACGGTGGCTTGCAAGATTCGGTGCTGGCGTTGAAGGTGTTTCCGCTCGTTCAAGAGTTACAGGCCAAGATCGAGCTGTTGAAAGACCAACTAGACCCACCTATCTGTCGCCTGCAATTGCCAGACGGCACAGTTCCCACGGACATCGAGGATTGTGCCCACGGATGGCGACGGGCTTACAACGAACTCACGGCACTCAAAGCGAAAGGGAACAAGTGAGAAGTTGAGAAGAACAACGCGAAGAACGCAGGCAGTACGAAGCGGACGTTTTCTACGAAGCCTATAGGAGAGGAATGGACACCGACCGTATTTCCTATGACCGGATTGACGATGCCTATTACGCTGGACATTCTCCCGAGTCTGTTCCAGCTTCAATGCAGCGCCGCGACCGGGAGCGACAAGAGCAGCGAGAAATTGAAGAGTGCCAGCAAGAGGAACAATATCCTCCCGAACAATTCCCAGATGAACCGGAGCAAACCCCATGACAGCCACCGACAAACAGATTGCCGACCTCCGCGAGATTGCGGGCTATTGCTTTTTTGACCACGAACAGGCATTGCTCGAAGCTGTGCTGGAGGAACTGGCCACGCTGCGGGAGTTGCGGGACGCGGTGGACGCGGAAGATTGGACGCCAGGGACGGCCATAGCGGAAGCCCTCGCCAAGTGCCAGTGAACCGATTTGACCCAGGTCGGCAAAGTCGGCTAACCTCGAAAGAGACGGACGCCAGTGGGCTTCCGCTTCTTTATTCTGCCGTGCGGAACGCCAACAGGCGGAACGCAACCGAAAATTCCATTGGGCAAACCAAGGAAAAAATCGACCGCAAAAGCTGCTTCCGAGTCGGCATTTCTCGAATTTGTTGCCGATGTTTGGCCGCTGCATCTCAAGCGGACCCCGATGCGGGAAATTGCCAAAATGTTTGGCAAGCCCCTGACAAATGTCCATCGTGCTATCGAGCGGGGGCGGCAGATTTACCGCGCGGCAATCTCCGCCGAAGACAATAAGGCCCGCGTCGACGAGCGTCGCGCCGGGCTCGAAGCCGCTCTGGCTGTCGCCTGGAAGCATTACACCGACACCGCCGACCTTGCGGCGATTGAACTCGTTCGCAAGTGCGAAGCCGACCTCCGCAAGATGTTCGGCGACGACGTCATTCCGCGGCAAGAGGTCGAAGTCATTGGCGGTATTCAATTCCTGCCCAAAGAGCAAATGCTCGAGCAAGCTCTCGCGGCTCTCGAAAAACTGGAACAAAAGGGAAAGTAAATGTCTCGCTCTGCCGAACTGATTGCCGCCGTGAAAGCCTCGGACGCCGCCTGGAAGGAATGGCAAGAGGATGAAAACCGGGTGAACGCCGACCAGCGGCTGTATGACTCGGTCACGGATTTGCTTGTCGAATTCGACAATGGCGATATTCCGTCAGACTGCCGGGTCTTGGAAATCTACGTTTCGCGACTGCGGTCGGAGTTTCTCGTGTTCGACAAGCGGGAAAATCACGCTGACCCGAATTTCCACATGGACTTTTTGACGGCCAGGGAAGCGATGGTCACCAGCTTGGAAGCGACAGAGGCCCCGCCGGCCAAAAAGCTGCTGCCGATTCAGCATTTCCGCGAAGTCGAGAAGTGTTCCGATTCGCAGATTGCCGCGATTTACGACTTCACCGACCGGAACGGCTATACGCTGCCGGCTTTGGTGCAAATGGAGCTGGACAATCCCGGTTCGATCACGAAAACGCCCGGGGCGGTCGATGGTCGCGACTGGGTGAATCCGCTCGGCGAAGAGTGGAATCCGGAGCCCCCCACGGTGGAAGGCGAGCCGGCGAAGAAGGGGAAGAAAACCAAGTAGTTTTTCAGGAGGATTAGGCGATGGCAGCGATTTATCATTGCGTTCCAATTGTCGGCCGGCTTTGGTCTGAGGTTATCCAAGAGAAGGACGAGGAAATCGAGCGACTCAAGGCCGCCAACGCGACGGCGCAAAAGCGGCTGGCCGCGAAGCAAGCGGTCGTCGATCAGGTGTGCAAGGAGAGGGATGAAGCGAAGTCGCTGGCAAAATCACATCTTGAGTATGGCGACGGCCAACTTAAGCGCGCGGAATCCCTGTGGGCCGAAGTCGCGAAGCTCAAGGGGGATCTGGCGCAGGCGATTGTGCCCGACCCGTCTTGCGTGTTTGTCCCCGCCGACCCGCAAGGCTGCAAGCGGTTGCGGGACTGTGCGGCAATCGCGCGCGGCGAACCGGTGGACAACGAGGACTCGAAGTCTATCGCGGTCAAAGCCGTTCGCAAGCTGCGGGCGGATTATGAGTACGAAAAGAAGCGCGGCGACACCATGAACGGCCAACTTGCGTTGGCACAAAATCACCTGAAAGCCTGCGAAGGAATCGCCAAAGGCGACGGCGCGTCGTGGACCGGCTGCTCGCCGGCCGTCGATGCGGTGTTGAGCCTGCGGCAACGGTACACCAAAGCCAAGGAGGCCCTGGCATGACCAACCTGGCCGCCCAATACGCCGCCATTCAGCCGCCGCCCCTGCCGGGTGAAACCGTCTGGCTCTGGCGGAAGCCCTGCGAAGACGTCGCCGCGCAGGCCGCCGACCTGGCCGAACGGTTCGACGTCGTCGTCCATACGTTGCCCTGGCAATCGCCATGCGACGCGACGCTCGACGCGCACGAGGCCGCGGGCATCATGGCCCAAACTGATTGTGCCGTCGGGCTGGTGGCAGACTTGCTCTGCCGGCTGGGCTATCCACGAACGGCGAAGGCGCTGGGGGAGGTGAAGTGAAACGCTCCATCGAAACCAAATTCTGGATCGGCGACATCGTCTACCAGAAGGTCGCTTCCGACGAATCGCCGGGCATGGTAACGGCCGTCCGGCTCGGGCCAAGCGGCTCGGTCGGATATAGCGTTTCGGCGGAACACGGCGACGGGTTTTATTTTGAATGCGAACTGACGGACGTTTACATACCCGATTACGGACAGAAGGAGGATGCATGAGCACCTTGGCCCCCGAAGGCAAACACCGCCCGCTACGCTCGCCCCTCAAGGACGGCTACATCCTGGCGGATGCCGACTGCGACCACGTCCTGGCCGTTGACGGCGACATGCTCGACCTCGACGAAGCGGCCGCCGACCCGCGGTCTGTCCGCCGGTTCGATACCGAAGGCGCGGCCCGCAAAGAGCAAATTGAGCAAGACTGCGGCAACTTCCGACAACTGCAAATTTTGAGAAAGAGGGTATAGGGATGAACGGCGAACTGTTTTTTCTCACGGTGTCGATTTGGCTGGTTTTTTGGTTTATCGGATGGGCGATTGGACTTGCGACCGACAGCATCTGCGCGGCGATTCGCGCCCCGCGTGAAGTCGTGTTGCGATTCGAAGACGACGAGTTCGGCGACTGCTGTGATTGCGAAGACTGCGATGAATGACCTCGCCCTCCACCTGTGGATTGTCGCAAGCTGGCTGGCGGTCGGTTTCTATCTTCTGGGGTTCGTAAGTGGGAGGTGTAGCGCGTGAAAGAAACTACGTTTGTGTTTTCGACGGTCTTGGTGATTGTCGTTGGGATTGTATCGCTGGTGTCGGCAATCACGGTGCCGACGAGCATGTACCACTACAACAAGTGGAAGATGCTGACCGAAGGCGGATATTCGCAGCAGGTGGTTCCGGGGCGAAGCGAGCCGGTGTGGGTGAGTCGCGAAGGGCAGGTGAAGAAATGACCCTACTCGACTGGCTCGACTGGTGGCTCGGGGAACTGACGCGACGGAGGTTGGGGCGCAAAGCCGCATGGGCGCTTTCCTAAACGTCCGTATAATGTGGGCATGGAAACAACAACGAAAGTTTGCAGCAAGTGCGAAACAGAGAAGCCGGCCAGCGAGTTTCATCGGGACCGCACAAAGAAAGGCGGCTTTGTTTATCGGTGTAAATCATGCACGGCAATTTGGGCCGAAGCAAACCGGGATGTTCTGCGAGCGACCGGGAGAAGGCATTATCAGCAAAACAAAGAGGAGTACGCCGCGCTGTGCCGCGAGCAGCGGGCTAAAGACCGTGCCGCTTACAACGAGAAGTTTAGAAATCGGTACGCAGCCAATAAAGACAAGTTTGCCAGCCATGTTGAAAAATATACAAGCAGAATAATGGCGGAAAACTCCGCGCCGCCCACTGCCGGCGGATCAAAGCGATGTAAGGGGTGCCTGCAAGACAAAGCTGTTTCTGATTTTGGGCTCAACAAGAGACTTCCGGGAGGCCGCCAAGTCCATTGCCTTGAATGTCGGCGCGAGAAGGCCAGATTGCAACACTTGCGCGACCGCTATGGAATTTCCGCGGCAGAGTTCGACCGGCTGAACATCGAGCAAGGAAACGCCTGCAAGATGTGCGGGGTTGCCGCTTCTGACACCAAGCGTGGGATTTTGGTGGTTGACCACTGCCACGCAACCGGGATGGTTCGCGGCTTGCTTTGCTTCCGTTGCAATACGGCCCTGGGGCAGTTTGGCGACGACACCAGCTTAATGCGTCGCGGCATTGCTTATTTGGAGGACGCGAGAAAAACTTCCGATGGCAACAGCTCTGACTTCCGATCAAATTAAAGCCATTTTTGAGCGAGGCTCGCGAGAGGACCAAGAGCGCGCCCATGCCTTGCTGACCCACCCGTTTTATACGTTCTCGACAAGGCCGGATTGTCCGGACGAATACGATGAGCAAACGGCATTCGTGGAAGACGACACGAGTGATTTTGCGATTTGCCTTGGCGGGACAGGGTCGGGAAAAACGCTGGCCGCGGCCCTAAAGACCGCTCGCTTTGTTAAAAATCGCCCTCCTCCGCGCGAGCGCTGTCCATTCTGGATCATTGGCGAAAAGCTCGACCAGGTCACGAATGTTTGCTGGGGCGAAAAGCTCTCGCAGCTTATACCGCAGCAAGACATTGCGGACATTCGATGGCACGATCATAAGTTGCGGCGACCCCGGTCTGTGCTGCTGAAGCATCCGACGATGCCAGGGAAAATAGGATGGGTACTGGAGTTTAAGTCTTACGAGCAAGGCATCTCGTCGATGAAAGCCGAGTCGGTGGGTGGCTTTTGGTGCAACGAGGAAATTCCCTACCACCTTCTGCTGGAAATCAAAGGCCGCTGCCGAGACTACAACTCGCCTGGGTGGGCAGACTTCACGCCGATCGAGTGCCGCGATCCTGAGTGGCCTGCTGCGTATGACGAGTGTCCGCCTGGGTGGGCGTGGTATCACCTCAACACCCTCAAGAATCCATACATCTCCGAAGACTGGAAGCGTAATTTTTTCGCCACGGTGCCGGAAGAGATGCGCGAACTGCGGACCATCGGCCGCTTTACGGCCCTCGCCGGCCAGGTCTACAAGGAATTTCGCAAGAAGATTCATGTTATCGAGCCGTTCACGATTCCGGCCGGCTGGATGCGAATTCGCGGCATCGACTTCGGGTTTAACAATTCATTTTGCTGCCTGTGGATTGCCCGGGATCCTGACGGCCGGCATTACGTTTATGACGAGTGGTATCGCAACCAGACGCTACTTGCCGACCACGCTCGGGAAATCAATAAGCGAGTGTGGGAGAGTCAGCCGTGGTTCGGCGCGACGTACAGCGACCACGACCCGCAAGTCCGCTCGGAACTGAGCCAGTACGGCATCCATTGCACGCCGGCCGCCAAAGAAGTCAATGCGGGAATCGAGTACGTCCGCGGCAAAATGATTGTCCAAGGGGACGGCAAGCCGCAACTGTTCATTTTTGATAAGTGCGCGAATCTCATCCGCGAAATCCTCGGCTATCGGTATCCGGACGGCGGGTCGATTCGCTCGCCAAGCGACGAGCCGATGAAGGTGGAAGACCACGCCTGCGACGCCTTGCGATACGCGCTCTACACGAGCCGCATTCGGACGAAGCAAGCCTCGCCGACCGGCTACAAGATTCAAACGGACGGTCGGAGATTCGGCGTACATGCTGTTAGGGGAAGTGTGACATGAAAGAAATCGTAATCGGCGTTTTGCTGGCGACGATCGCGGCTTTGACCTTGCTGGCGTCTGTGCAGTACAGAGAACTTAGGCGAATGGAAGGCCGTCTGAGCCGGATGGAACTTTTAGAGGGGTGGGAGCGATGAGCCAGGAACAATTGCAAGACTTGCACGACGAGCTGCAGCGGATTGCAAAAATCGCTCGCGACATTCAGGACCAAATCGAATTGGAAATGGCGAAGGAGGGGCGTTGACCGCCTTTCGCGCCTTCGTCCGCTGGACGCTGGCCAACTGGTTTTGGCTGACGTTCCTGCTCGGGCTGTGTCTGGCTTTGCGGTGGAGAATCGGGGAAACGGTTTTATGTTTGGTGGAGACGCTATGGCAGATAACGAAGTGAGATTGACCGCGCCGTTTCCGACTGCGGTGGAGGGGCCGAAGGCGGAGGCTTGCGAAAACTGTCATTGGTGGACATCCTACGTTACGGCCTACGGGCATTGCCACCGATACCCGCAGGAGATTCCCAAGCAGCGGGACGACTTCTGCGGCGAATTCAAGGCGAAGTAATCCATGATGAGCTATTTCGCTCGCGTCGCTAAGTCTGGCGGCATGATTACCTGCGGCGGGCATCTCGGCGTTTATGTCGGAACCGACATTGCCGCCACTCCGCGGGCATGGGCGTTTGTTGACCTGGCGACGGCGACGCCTGAGCTTGTCGCGGAAGCGGTCGCGGATGTGAAGCGCGGTCGCGAAGCATGGCCCGACAAAGAGGACGGTTCGCGTCCGACGAAACAAACGACAAGGCGAATGTAAATGCCCAAAGACCCCACCCTGCTCGACCTGGCCCGAATCTTGGGTATCTCCCAGCTTGCCGCCCAACGGCACGCCAAGACCGCTGGCGGGGCCGGGGCGCTCGCCCGCAAGGTCCAGGCGAATCTAAATCACTTGCTCGCCGGCGGCTCGCGTAGAACGATGCCGGGCGGCCTGGGCGGGTTCATGCAAGCGGCCGTCGAAGCTGCTGCCGAAGGCCGGGCGGAAGCTCGGACGACGACCCGGAAGCCGCCGGTCGGCCGGCCAAGTCCGTCAAGATTGCTGCAGCCGCCGACGAAGGAGGATGAGGCGGAATGGACGGACGAATTTTTGGCCGTTTTTTCCAGTAATGTGTACTCATTCCGCCAGCATCAAACGCCAGGCTCTAGGACGGCGACTTTCTTTGTCACGTTCCGCGCGGCGAATCTCAATCACGACAATCTTGGCCTCGGGACTGTCACGCATAAGGGCAGGCAGTCCGGCCAGCAAATGGTGAGCAAGGGCGGCGCGGCTCATGCGGGCGGCCAACGAGCACTACAGCCAGGCCCGACCTATGCGTATTACAACACTCCGCCAAGCCTATTCGAGGACATGAAGGCCGCTCACTCTCGCGGTGGCTTTGTTTGGGACAAATTAAGAATTCGTGGCACCATTGGGGGCTCTAGGTACAAATATTCACTAGTATCCGGGCAGGTGGTCCCTGGCATTGGAGCTGCGTATATACCGCGGAAGGCTACAGCAAAGGGCTTTAGGACGAGAAGCCTGGCGGACGTCGGTCAAGGGAAGCGGGGATTTGTGACGAGCACCCTGCCGGCAAGCGGGAACGGGACGGGGTTTCGGACGAGGGGGGCGCCGCGATGAGGCTCTACCTCGATTGCGAATTCAACGGATGGGGCGGACAGTTGATTTCAATGGCCCTCTGTTCTGCCGGCGGCCGATATTTTTACGAAGTGCTGGCGTGCCCTGATCCTGTCGAATGGGTCGCCGAAAACGTCATGCCGGTTCTCGCGAGAGAAGCTATCTCGCAAGAGGAGTTCACTCAAAAGTTACAGGCGTTTTTGTGCCGATTTTCGACGTGCGATATTTTTGCCGACTGGCCCGACGACATTGCGTATTTTTGCAAGTCGCTGATTGTCGGGCCGGGCGAGCGGATGAATACGCCGCCGCTGGGCTTTCGCATCCTGAGCAACCTGCCAAAAGAAGCCTACGAAAACGAGTTGCGGCACAACGCACTGAGCGACGCCATGGCGATGATGAAAGCTATTGAGTTGAGTGAATTACCCCAACGCGACACAACTCAAAACATCTGCTAGAGTGCCGATTAGGAGGACCGGACAAATGTCGACGATACTAAAAATCACTGGTTACGACGACCCTTCGCTCGAAGGCGGCAAGACCACGCGGCAGAAGGGCGACCCCAGCGAGAATGAGATTTGGGGTTATCGCAACGTCAAGGGCGAATTTGTGCCGGGTCTGACCCACGGCATTCGGACGCAAGGGTTCATGGCGATCGCCAAGAATCCGCCGGAAGAGCTGGCGGCCATGACGCCGGAAGAGCGGGCCGAATGTGCCATGGCGGAAAGCGACCGGCTCTTTCATCCGGCTTTCCATCCGGCCTGGACGCCTGAGCTATTCGACGTCCGCCGGCTGCATGTTCCTGGCGAGCACCGGCAATTCCGGGCGGGCGACGAAGGCGTGTCGATGCAGGAATATGCCGAATCGGACATTTTGGCGGGGATGAATTAATGGCATTCAATCGCCTGCGCCCTGGAACTGGCCCCGCACCCAACGACCCGACGCCGGACGAAATCGCGGAGCGGTCGGCGGAAGTGCGGGACGTCGGCTTTGTGAACACGGAAGGCGTCTGGTGCGGTCCCTGGTCGGACCTGACGCATCGGGAGCGGATGTATCCGCGAAGGCGGGCGCTGCCGATGGACGAGGTCGGCGGCATTCGGGAAATCAGCCGCGGTCAAATGCGGGGCGCGATGTTGGATTTACGGACGGTTCACGAATGGAATTAAACCCCTAGCCCGCGCACCTTGCGAGTGTAGGACTGTTACGCGGCAGGCCGGGCGGGGGTTTTCAAAAAGAGGAGACGAGGCGATGGAGGCGAACTGCTTAATCAACAATTGCCGCGAGCGTGAGAAGGCCGATGCGGCGGCAAGGGTTGGCGTCCGGAAAATACTTGAGCATTGGCCAATGCCTTCAACAGCTGGAAAGCTCATCAACATGATGGAAGACGCCTTTAAGGCCGGTTGGGTTTCGGGCGTCAAGCAAGCGTGCGAATTGGAATTTTAATCTGCCGCTGGGCTGTTACCCCAGCAATGGCACAGGCAACGACGCCCACCGCTTGCGAGTTGGAAACGAGTTGCCTTTTAACAAAAGAGGAGATGAGGCGATGAAAGTCACGCGGATGGTTCCGGTTGAGGCCGATGTGTCGTTCGTCAAGCTGGACGTTTCTGTCCGCTATGACGAAGAGGATATGCCAAACGACTTCCGACGGTACGCAAATAACAAAAGAGGAGATGAAGGCGATGCACACGAAGAGTCAGTGTAAGAAGGTGGCGAAGTGGCTGAGGGCGGGCGGGAAGACGGAGCCGCCCAAGAGGATTTGTTATCCGATTCCGGTGGCGGTCGGGATGGAAAGCGGCCGCGGGCAGAATCGCGGGACCGTCTCGGCCAAGGGGAAGGATGGGAGCGGGCGAAGCAAGTGGTTTGCTCGGGTGCTCTTCGACCAAATTGTAAAGGCGGCGGCGTAGTGCTCCACCACGGAAGCCTGCTCGATGTTCTGCCGACGCTCGAAGCGGACAGCTTCACGGCTTGCGTGACTGACCCGCCGTATCATTTGACGAGCGGGAATCTCTCCGTCGATTATTCGTCGTTCAAGCATTCCAGTGACAGCGGCGGCCCAAAGGGTCCGACCAACAAGGCTGGACGCGGGCATAAGTCCGGCGGCTTCATGGGCAAAGCCTGGGACGGCGGCGACGTTGCCATGCGTCCTGAAACTTGGGCGGAAGTCCTGCGCGTCCTCAAGCCCGGCGCTCATTTACTCGCTTTTGGCGGCACACGGACCTATCACCGAATTTGCTGCGCTATCGAGGATGCCGGGTTTGAGATTCGGGACTGCATCATGTGGATTTACGGGAGCGGATTCCCGAAGTCGCTGGATGTGAGCAAGGCGATTGATAAGGCGGCGGGAGCGGAGCGGGAAGTCACTGGGACGCGCGACGTTGGGCCGGACATTCGCGGCGACAACTACAAGCGGGACAATGGCGAGCGGATGATTGCCAATATCACGACTGCCGCAACCGACGCCGCGAAACTTTGGTCCGGCTATGGAACCGCCCTCAAGCCCGCCTATGAGCCTGTCATCGTCGCCCGCAAGCCCCTTAGTGGGACCGTGGCGGCAAATTGCTTGGAGCATGGCTGCGGGGCGCTGAATATCGACGGGTGCAGGGTGGGGACGGAGCCAACCATCGTCCAGCGAAAGGGGCCGTCCGCCGATATGGGCTATCACGGCGGGGCGTCGATGCCTTCGCGGACTGGCTCGGATTCCGGCCGCTGGCCAGCGAACGTCATTCGCGACGGAAGCGAAGAAGTGCTGGCGGGGTTTCCGTCCGCCCCTGGGCAGTTGGCGGACATTAGCAATTCGGCCCCAAGCAAGAAAACAAGCAATGTCTACGGGGCAATGAATCGCGTCGGCGAACCGTCGCAAGAAACACGGTATGCCGAAGAAGGCGGGACGAATTTCGCAATGAAGCCCGGCGCGCGGCGTCTCGACTCCGGCAGCGCCGCCCGCTTCTTCTACTGCGCCAAAGCTTCCAAGTCCGACCGGGGCGAAGGCAACACGCATCCGACCGTCAAGCCGCTAAAGCTCATGGAATATCTGGTCAAGCTGGTCACGATGCCGGGCGAGAATCGCATCCTTGACCCGTTCGCCGGCAGCGGGACGACGCTCATTGCCTGCGATAACGCCGGGATTCCATGCGTAGGCGTCGAACTTGAAGCCGAACACGTCGCGATTATCAACGGACGCCGCGAAGCCAATAAGAAAAATTATCTGTTCAACTGAGGAAACATGTCCCTAAAAATCTGCCGGCCGCCCGTCTCGGACGTCGGCCAAACGCTTCGCAAGGTCAGCGAGCTAATCGCCCCAGACCTGGAAGACCTGCTCGACACGAATAACGCGGGCGAAATCCGCGTGACGACGACGATTCAGGACGGGATTGCGCAGCATCACGCGGTTGAGGTCGAGTCGGTCAATGACCTGATGGAAACGATCCGCTGGGACGAGCCGACGGAAGTCCTGCCGCTGCGGGCCGCGAAGGCGCTGGCCGCGGGCGTGAAGGAGCTCAAGCCGCGTTTGCTCTTGAGTCTAGTGCCGGGGTATCATGGCCTTACGCTCCTGCGGCTTAACACCCGTGGAAAGCAACTGCACAGCGTCGTTTGCGTCTGTCGGCAAGTTCACAAGATTCAAAGCGCAAGGGTGCCGATATAACGCCCGGATTATGCCGGGTAGTTTCCGCGTTGCGTTTTGCCGCGGCGACTGGCCCCCGTAAGGGGCTTTTTGTCCACTGTAGCCTAAAATGGGAAGGCAGCCGCCTCCAAAGCGGCGTTTGCGGGTTCGATTCCCGCCGGTGGATACTTTGCAAGCGTAGTCAGTACCTGCATCCTAAAAAGACTTCACGACGGCATTTTGTACAACCGGAAAGCGGGGACCGGGCCGACGTTCGTGGCGACACTGACTTTTTAACATTCTGGCGATCGTAGGTATCGCAACCAGCGAGCCCGCGTGAATTCCTTTGGGAGTTTGCGCGGGCTTTTTTCGTTTTCTTGCTGTAAAACATGAAAAATAACCACCCGGTCGCCCCCCCCTCTGGTTTTCGGCACGGCGGCAAGACGTACAAGCCCGGCCAGCGACTACCCAAGAAATACGCGCGCGTCGTCGAGGACGGCAAGGCGTCTCTCGACCCGGCCCGCGGCATCGCCGGCGTTCCACCGAACTTCGGCCGCGACATGCTGCCGCAAATTCTGACGTTTTCCGGCCGGCATTCGACCTTCAGCCAAGTCTATCGCAATCCGGACATTGCCTACAGCCAGGGGCCGGAACAAGCCAGGATCATGCGCAACGACTGCGCGATCATGGAATGCCTGGAAGCTCGGCAGCGCGGCACGGCGCTACTCAACTGGCATATCGAGCCGGAAGACAAGAAGGACGATCGCCAGCGGCAAATGGCCGACGACCTGACGGACATTTTGCAGGCGACGCCCGACTTCACCGAATATCGGCGGAACCTGCTCGAGGCGATTTGGTACGGCCGCTACGCCAATCAGCACGCCTACGGCTTCCGGAACATCAAGGGCAAGAAGCGAATCGTCGTCAAGCGGTGGTCGCCAATCAACGGCGACAAGCTCGTCTTTCGCTACGACGACGGAACCGGCAAGCACAACGGCGACGAGGTCGGCATCAAGGTCGGCCTGTCCTACGGCCGTCACGACGCGATTGCCGGCGACCGCAAAATCGAGATGACCGACCAGGGGCCGGCTTACTTCCTGGAACCGTGGGAACGGGCTCGAATCGCTCTCCACCGGCATATTATCGAGGATGGCGTTTACGAGGACGCCCTTTCGGCCGGCCGGATCCACGGTGTCGGCGTGCGCGACCGGATTTACTGGTGCTGGTTCCAAAAGCAGCAGACGATGGCGCACCTGATGGAAGTCGTCGAGCGGACGGGCTCGGGCTTCACGATTTATTATTACCCGGCTCACAATCCGTCGGCCAAGACGGAAATGGAGGAGATGGCCCGCAACCAGAACCACCAAAACGCAATCGTGATGCCGCGGACGCCTGGCGACGTAGCGATGGACGGCTACGGAATCGACCGGATTGAGCCGTCAACGGCCGGCATCGACGCCCTAAAGTCGGTCGTCCACGAGTTTTTTGGCTGGCAAATCAAGCGGTACATCGTCGGCCAGGTGCTATCGAGCGAAGCGGAATCGACGGGCATGGGCTCGGAAGTCGCGAATCTTCATCAAGAGACGATGAACGCGATCATCAAATACGACGCCGTCAAGCTCGAAGAGACGATGACGCGGGAGCTCTTGCGGCATCTGCAGGACTTCAACCCGGAATTTGCCTGGGCGCGGGACATTAATTTTCGTTTCGTCATCGACACCGAATCGGCAAACGCGGAAAAGAAGCTCGCCGCGGTCAAGGGTGCCTGGGACATGGGCCTGCGCATCAAGGCATCGGATGTTGCCGACATGGTCGGTATCTCCATGCCGACGGCCGACGACGAGGTCTTGCAGAATCCGCAAATGGCCCCTCAAGGTGGAATGCCCGGGGGAATGCCCGGACAGCCTGGGGCCGAAGGAATGAACGTCGCGGACGCCTTTGGGCCCGCGATGGGGGATGAGGGCCAGGACGAAGGTGGCGGCGAATCACCTCCGGACGACGAGCCGGACCAGCCCAAGGGGCCGGTGCAATACGCCGCCGGCCTCGGCACCGACCCTCGGTGGAAGACCGGCCATCAAGTCGGCGAGACGATGACGAAGGGTTCGCATACGTACGTTTTGAACGCTCACCATAGGTGGGAACGCCAGGACAAAGACGACGTTGCCGCGCATACCGCGGACACCGTTGACGCCAACAGCACACCGAAAAGAGGTCCGGACGAAGCCGGGGCCATGGCGAAGCTCGGCATCGACCCGAAGGTTCCGAAGATGACCGGCGAGCAAGACCGCAAAAAGCTGGCCGACAAGATGACCGGTCAGCCGCTGCTCGAACCGTCCCACGAGGACCGGCATTCGCACGTCTCTAACGCCCTCGGCGGCATCGACGAGCAAGCCGGCGGTCTGATTCGGGCTTTCCACGAGCATCCGGATTACAAATCCGGCGGCGAAGTGGCGAGTCAGAAGCTCGACCCGAATCACGCCGCCAAGCTGCATTCGTGGCTCGGCCAGTCGGCCGCGAAGGGGGACGGGCCCGCGATCATCATGCCAGACGGCACAAAGCTCAAAAGCTCGCACGTCGGCGGCGGCCTGGCCGTTGACTTTGGCGACGGGCGGACGGGCTTTGCCTCGGAAGCCGGCAGCTTCGTTGTCGGCCAGGACGGCAAGGCGAATTACACGAGCAAGACCGGCATCGTCAAGTCCGCCATGGGTGGAAAGCCGCTCTTAAACCCACCCGGACGGGTCGATGAGCAAGGGGGACCGAAACAGCCTCAAAACGGTCAAAATCCCGCACAAAGCCCGCAAAATGGGGTGATGAGCACGGGGACCGGACAAGGAGCCCAACCCAATGCCGCACCTCCTCCGCAAGCCAACACCCCGACCCCAGCCAATCCAGCCGCCGCCGGCCCCGCGCCCCAAGCCGCACCCTCGCCCGCAACCGGTCCAGCCGGGCCTGTAGCGAACGAAACACCCTCGGCCGCCCCCAACGTCACGCCTGCCAATCCCGTTCAGGACAATTCCGCCCCTCCGCCGGTCAATCCGGCTGGCGATTCGCCGTTTGCAGCCGGTTTTAATCCCCATCGGGAAAATTCCAACAAGGCGCACGCCGAATGGCAGACGGCCGTTCAAGGCATGGACGCCGCCGGCAAGAACGGTGCGGACGCGAAGGACTTGGCCGCCTGGTCGCGATACGTGACGCACAAGCGGAAGGTGTTTCGCGAATACGAACTGGCCGCCAAGCACCACGACAAGAGCAATAAGCCCGCGAAAGCTGGCGCAGCACCTGCAGCCGCCAAGGGACCGCCGACCGACGAAGAGCTCTTGCGCGAGAAGTTCGGAATCGACCCGGGGAAGGTCATCGCGCCGACGCAAGGCATCGACCCGAAGCGGCCGAAGTTCGGCACGCCGGAAAGCATCGCGGAAGCGAACCAACCGCGGGAAGACTCCCACGCCCACCACAAGGCTCTCCACGAGACTCTAAGCAAGGCGGCAGCCAACGAGCCGGACGACGCCAAGGCGGCTTCCCTGGCCGCGCAGGCGGTCCACCACGAGGCTTTGGCGGACCATCACTCGGCGGCTGTCCACGGTCCCGAAGTCAAGGCGGCGATGGCGGACGCGCACCAGCAGCTAAGCGGCCATTCGCCCGCCGTCCATTCGGCCATTCAGGCCGCCCACGACGCCCTGCACAAGTCCGGACTGGCGGAAGCACCGACCGGACAAGGCGGCTACGTTCCGCCGTCTGACGCGGCCCTGGCGAAGCCGAGGACGCTCGGGCAGAAGGGCGAGAAGAAAACCAACCCGGACGCCTGGAAGTCGTCCGTCAAACGGCGTTTGGTCGATGCCGATTTGCACACGCACCCGCGAAACGTCAACGCGATTCAAGAGGCAATCGACCGCGGGCAAATCAAGTCGCCGGAAGACTTGAAATCCGTCCTTGGGACGGCTCGCGACCTTGCGCACGGCAAGAACGCGATTCCCGATATGGAAAAGGACACGCACGAGGCGGTAAAGCAAGCACTCGGGCGTAAGGCTCGCCGCAAAGAACGCGCCCCGACCGTCAAGCCCGACGCCATGGTCGCGGAAGGCGCGAAGAAGCACGGCATCGAGCCGGAAGAGTACGCCGACCTCGCCGACCATGTTTGGCAGACGGAAGGCATGAACTCGCCGAACAAGAAGCCCGAAGGGTACGCCGAAGGCGTCCGGGCGCTGCGGGCTCATTCGGGCTTTAAGTCTGCTGCCGCCGCTCAAAACAACGACGAGAAGGAACTGAGCGACGAGACGTACATGGTCTTTCAGGAGCATCCGGAACTCGGCGTATCGCCAGACGCAAGCCCGCAAGAGATTGAGGACGCCGCCTGGGAAATCCTCAAGTCCGACGACGACGGCGGGACCGGCATTCCACCCAAGAACTCGCCGGAATACTGGTCGTTTGCCGACGACGCAATCCGGCAAATGAAAGAGCACGAAGCGGCCAATCCGCCAAGTGACGAAGAGGAATCGGTGCCGTTTGCAGCGAGATGGCGGGATGGGTATGCCGTCCACAAATACGGCGCAATCGAATGGACGCACGCCCCAAAAGGTGGCATGAAATCGAACGTCAACGGCAAGTGGTATGAGGGTGGAGAGTTCATGCCGGTCCACGGCGAAAGCGAGAAGGCACCCGGTAAGGCTGGCAAAAAGAAGCCGTATAAGCCGAACAAGGTCCGCAATCGCATGGGTGATTTAGTCGAAGTCCCTGAGAACCATCGCGGGATTGAATCGGTTGTGGCTGGGCACCCAATGAAGGCACGGAATCACAACGAAACGGCATTGGCCTACCTCGGACTGACTAAAAAGCAGGCGACCGACCTCGGCGACATATGGGAAGAAGGCGACGCCTATGTCCCTGGTGAAGTCTTGCCGGAATCATCCAGGGTGAAAGGCGTTGTGCCGTCCGACGACTGGGACATTAAAAAGAAATTGCAAGAGTACAAAGACCGTCAAGGCGAAGAGGCTCGGGCGAAGGATGCCGACCGTCTGAAAGAAATCCTGGCGGAAGAGGCTAAGTCTCGTCCGTCGCCTTCCGACAAAGAAGACCAATTGCGGCTATTCGCCAAGAAACTCAAGTCCACGCCCGGCCAGAAGGGCATTTTCGACGGCTACGACCATCACGGGACGGAATCGACCGACAAGACGCCCTACCACGAGCCCAAGCATAGCCGGGACCGGTCTGGATCGTTCCGGCATATCGGGCCGGACGACAGCAAGGGGCAGGGGAAGATAGGGTTTGACGAATCGAAGCATCCGCGCGGGATGCCGGAGAATAAGGGCGAGTTTGCGCCGAAGGGGACGGCGAAGCCAGCGACCAAAGCATCTGGCGAAAAATCCAGTGCCGATGAAGTCCTCGATCTGGTCAGGGCGTCGCCGAATCAACCGAAGGAACGAGACTGGGACCGCTACGCCCGAAACTTTGGCGTGGAAGGCGGCTTTGAGCATGGCGAGGCGGATGTAAAAAAGCTGGCGGCAATGCTGGAATCCGGGCATCTACGGGCAAGCAACAGCGTCGACCCGAAGGCGGTCGATGCAAAGGCCGAAAGCGGCGACCTGAATCCCGTCGTTATCACTCATGAGCCTGGGCGGCAAATGCTAGTCGTTGACGGCAATCACTCGCTGCAAGCTGCAATCAAACGCGGCGACGCAAAGATAAAGGTAGTCGTTGCCGACTCGCATTCCGACCGGGTTATTGCCAAGCCCGAAGAGAAACCAAAAGAAGAATTCTCCCTCGCCCGGCCCGGCGAATACCAGCCGCCGAAAGCTCCGCCCGAAGAGAAGCCGAAGGCCAGCGGTGGAAAGCAAGAGGCTTTATTCCACGGCCTCGGCGATGCTCCTGGGCAGACGAAGTTGTTTGAGG